TTTAACAAGGTGCTTGTTAATGATGATGAATTCACCACTCAAAGTTCTACGTGTGTAAATGTTCGAAGTAAATGGTTCAAATGCCTCGTTGTTCCCCATAATTTGTGCAGTCGAAGCCGTTGGCATCGGTGCAAGCAACAATGAATTTCTAACACCATGCTTAATTACTTCTTTTCTGAGCTTAGCCCAATCCCATCTTCCGGACAATTCAGGATCTTCTACTTGCCATAAGTTGTATTGGAATTTACCTTGACTTAAAGGAGATCCGTTAAAGCTTCCATATGCTCCGTCTTTTTTTGCAAGATCCTTAGATGCTGTCATAGAGGCAAAATAGATCGTCTCGAAGATTTCAGAGTTTGTTTTTCTTGCTTCGGCTGAAGTGAATCCAATTCCCATCATCGCAAACAAATCAGCAAGACCTTGAATACCAATTCCAATAGGTCTGTGTCTCATGTTCGATTTTAGTGTTTCTGGGGTTGGATAAAAATTGACGTCAATAACACGGTTCAAATTAATTGTTGTCTGGTAGGATACCTCATAGAGTAATTGATGATCTACCTCACATTTTCCTCTTGCAATTCTGTTAGTTCTAGCATCCGTAGATTTCAAGAATTTATTGACAGGAATTGAAGCTAGGTTACAAACTGCTTGCTCGTCTTTATCGGTGTATTCGATGATTTCGCAACAAAGATTTGAAGATTTTATAGTTCCTAAATTTTGCTGGTTGGACTTTCTGTTAGCAGAGTCTTTGAATAGTATGTAAGGTGTTCCAGTTTCAATTTGTGATTCTAGAATTTTTGCCCAAAGTTCTCTGGCTTTAACCACTCTCCTTGCTTTACCTTCTGCTTCAGCTTGGGTGTATTTGTCCACGAACTCCTGACCATATATCTCGTGTAATCCTGGAACTTCTGAAGGTGAAAATAGTGACCATTCTTGGTCATTCTCAACTCTTTCCATGAAGAGATCCGGGATCCATAAGGCCAAGAAAAGATCACGTGCCCTTCTTTCTTCCTTACCTGTGTTTTTTCGTAGATCTAAAAAGTCCTCAACGTCTGCGTGCCATGGTTCCAAGTAAATTGCAAACGAGCCTTTTCTTTTACCACCTCCCTGATCAACGTATCTTGCGGTCTCGTTGAAAACCTTAAGCATCGGAACGATGCCGTTCGATTGGCCATTTGTTCCTCTGATGTAAGAGTTAGTCGATCTGATGTTATGAATTGCTAAACCAATACCACCGGCGTTTTGAGAGATGAGTGCAACGTCGGATAAAGTTTTGTAGATTCCAGCAATAGAATCATCATGCATTGTTAACAAGAAACAAGACGAAAGCTGTGGTTTCTTTGTTCCTGCATTAAAAAGGGTTGGAGTTGCATGGGTCATCATATGAGTTGATAGTAGCTCATATGTTTTGAGAGCGTTCTTAATATCATCTCCCCAGATTCCAACCGCCACTCTCATATACATGTGTTGAGGGCTTTCGGCGGAAACCCCATGCATTTTAAGCAGGTATGATTTCTCTAGAGTTTTGAACCCGAAATACTCAAAGCTAAAATCCCTGTCGTGAATTATTGCTGAATCAAACTTGTCCTTGTTCTTTTGAACAGCTTCGAAAGTGCTATCGTTAATCAGTCCAGCTGGTTTACCAGTTTCTGGATCGATGTAATGATACAGATCTTCAATGGTCTCGGAGAACTTCTTCTTTGTAGTTTTATGCAATCTTGATACTGCAATTCTTGAGGCAAGAATAGAATAATCCGGGTGGGAAGGAATCAGAGAAGCTGCTGTTTCTGCAGCTAGATTATCCAACTCCACGGTGGAAATACCATCATAAATTCCGGCAATCACCTTTTGTGAAATCCCCATCCAATCTACAAAATCGGTGTTCAGACCGTAGGTCATTTTTTTAATGCGGTTTGAAATTTTATCGAATCTTACCGCTTCTTTAGATCCATCTCTCTTTGTTACAAACATGTTTTGGTTATTGATTTATTTTAATTAGAAATCTACGTCCAAATCGAACGCATTCTCGGAGGAATTAAGCACTCCGGCTTTTTGGTATTCAGCAACTCTTTTCTCAAAGAAATTAGTTTTTCCTTGCAATGAAATATTCGCCATAAAATCAAATGGATTCTCAGCGTTAAACACCTTGGAACAACCCAAATCAACCAGAAGTCGGTCTGTCACAAATTCAAGGTATTGCTTCATGAGGTCTTGGTTCATTCCAATCAACTTTACTGGAAGGGATTCTGTAATGAACTCCTTTTCAATTTCAAGAGCACTTAGAATGATTTCTTTGATTCTTTCTTCAGAAACCTTATTTGCCAAGTGGTTGTTGTGCAACATCACAGCAAAGTCGCAGTGCATTCCTTCATCCCTCGAGATAAGTTCATTCGAGAAGCTTAGACCTGGCATAAGACCTCTCTTCTTTAACCAGAAGATTGAACAAAATGAGCCAGAGAAGAAAATACCCTCCACTGCGGCAAATGCAATGAGTCTTTCTTGGAAATGCTCAGACTCTACCCATTTAAGTGCCCACTCTGCCTTTTTCTTAACGGCAGGGATGGTTTCAATGGCATTAAAGAGCATGTGCTTTTCTGCAGGGTCTGTAATGTATGTGTCTATTAGCAAGGAGTAAGTTTCGGAGTGTATGTTCTCCATCATGATTTGGAAACCATAGAAAAATTTAGCTTCTGAGTATTGTACTTCTTTAACAAAGTTCTCTGCCAAATTCTCATTTACGATCCCATCAGATGCAGCAAAGAAAGCCAGAATATGCTTGATAAAGTGTCTTTCATTATCATTAAGATTGTTTCTCCAATCGTTGATATCAGCTGATAAATCAATCTCTTCAGCTGTCCAAATACAAGCTTCTTGGTTTTTATACATTTCCCAGATATCCTGGTGTTCGATTGGGAAAATAACAAATCTGTTTGGATTTTCCTGCAAAATTGGTTCAGGTAAAGAATAGTTCTCCTTCATAGTTTTAATTCTAATTTCTTTTGATTTTAATAATTGTTGGCTTGTCTGCGACGATTTTCCTCGTTTTTACTCATGTACATGTTGTACATTTCTTGTGGGGTCATCCCAATTGAAGCTGCGTAATTCATGAAAAAATGTAGCATATCTACAATTTCGAATTTACATTCTAGCTTGTCAATTTCAGATAAGTCGGAAAATCTTATGTCGGCATAAGAAGAATATGCATTCTTCCATTTTTTCCAGATGGCATTGCCGTTGCCATCTTTGATTCCTCCCAGTGCGTCGGTAGCTTCGTGAATTTCGTCGATCATCGCATGATTGTTCATGTGCCAGAATTCCATCACCTGCCTCAAAGACATACTTTCAAAGTCATATCCATAAACATTCTTTTGTGTTTCTGCCTGTAAGTTGAGGATGTCTCCTAATGTGTCTTTTGATTCTCGGTAGAGATCCTTAATCAAAAGATCTGCACATTCATTGTCTGTATTTGCCATATCTTATTATTTTGAACTAGTTTTTTGGTCTCCCCGACGCTGGGTTTTTTATATATCAAGTGGGTCCCCAGAGTGCGGTAATTTTGGAAAAATTCTACGTTAAATTTTTCAATTGTTTCTCCAATTGATCAATTTCTATCTGTAGTTCCAACATTCTTTTTTTGGTGGCCTTTCTTTTGGAATAAAGATCCTTAATTATAGTCTTCAGAATGGGGCTTTCGTCATCCCCTCCGAAGATAGCAGATGAAGATGTTCTAACCCATCCGTCCTTCACATCAGCAATGTCTTTCCCAAGTTTGCCTTTATAAACCTCGGGGGAAATTCCCCATTGAACAATAGTGTTCGGGTATAGAGATGCAAAGTCGTAACAGGCAACCCATTCATGTAATCCCTTTATTGGTTCTTTAACATATCCGCCTATGAATTTGACGTGGGATTCGTCTTTCCTTTCATTAACAAACACATGGTTTCTCTCCAAGAATTTCTTAAGCATCATGACCTCGGTTGCCCAGACGGGAGATAGAGCTCTGCTGATCTCTACTCTATTCAAATTTGCTATTTTAAAGTAGGTTAGAAGCGTCTTTAGCTTTACATCTATGTAATGTACTAGCGCACAGTCAATAACGTTGTAGAGGACAAATTTTGGAAAATCTGATTGATATAAATTCCTCAGAGAACCCTCATAAACTATCTTTTTAAGACCCGTTGCTTTTTCTGCAACATAGTCCAATCGATTGCTTTCCTTGATTTTAATTACTCTGTCCCACTTCTTGTAGATTTCCAAGTAATCGACCATTAAGAGGTGCATCGGTAGGTTGTCCTTTCCAATAAGATAATTTCCGGGTGAAATGATTTTAGGATCTATCCCTAACCGCTTAGCCCGATTAACCAGATAAGGCCAGTCATATCCAAACCAGTTCCATCCTGTTATCAAAGGCATTTTTGGAGCAAGGTCCTTGAAAAAAGTGTAAAGCATATCATATTCGCTTTCGAATTGTTGATATCTAAAGCTCCACTCATCTCCCATGGGTGCAAGATAGTCATTTACCTTGTGGTGTATGTCTGCTTTCTCCTCAGGAGTCAGTGGGTCCAGTCCAAGTATGATTGATTTACATTTATCTGTGGCAATACCAATTGACAGTATCCTATTTTTTGCAGAAGCAGTATCCAACGAATCCCCCATTTCATCGGTCATCTCAACCTCAATATCGACAAAGTACTTTTTTGGAGTTTGAAAATCCCAAAGAGATTTTGTAATTTCTGGATCAGCCTCTTCTAGAATTTGTACCATTCTGTACTTATCATACCGCTGGGATTTTTCTTTCCTCACCGACATGCCATCCCAAGATTTCCAATCGGGATCCCTCCTTCTATCAGAGTGTGAGCATTTCTCCCAGACAAACCTTTCATTTTCTGGAATAGGCACGTTTATAAAAATTAAATCCCCCTCATCCGAGAAGGATGAAACCTTGAGATAAGTTCCTTTATTTTCAATATCTACAATCATGTAATTTCTTTTTGATTCAGAGACAAGCTAAATCCTAATGATATATAGCTTACTTATGAAAGGTAACATCAAAAGTTTCGAGAATTTCCTGAATGAATATTATATTTCTGAGTCCCCAGGTTCAGTGGTCGTTCCTGGTGAGTGGTACAAGGACAATGTTAACTCTAGGAACTTCAGACCAGCATACACACAAATGCCCCAAGTTGTTGACACGATGTTTCAAACAACAGATCTATACAACTATCTAGACACCCTCCAAGAAGAGGAGGAATTTGTAAAAATGATAGAGAATAGAGACGCACCGGAAAAAGTAGTTAAATACCTTAAGAAAAGAATTCACGAAGAGCTTTCATCCAAGGCAAAGACTTCTGAAAAATAAAAATTATTAAACTAAATTGGAATGTGTCGAGCATCCTCTTTCGGAAGGATCATATTATCAAGAGTCAATTCCTAAGGACTCCATTTTCATACGTCATACTAGCGGATTCTTCAGGCCCGATTGGGTTATAAACTCTTGGGGGAGAGACAGGATAGAATCAACAAATAAAATTAGGTCCGGATCTGCTTTTGTAATAGGTGGATCAAACCACGAAATATCGGAATCTGATGAATTCGACGGGCAGATTTACAAAGCTTTCGACCCTCAGATGTGGTCACACCATCTTTTTATCAAGGCCAAAAACAACACCTTCCTAAACCAAAAAAGCATAGGAATAGAACTATGCAATTACGGAGAACTGATTAAAACATCCGGAGGAGAGTTTTACACATCCACCAACATAAAGATAAGGAAGCAAGACGTAACCATTCTAGAATCCGATTTTAGAGGAAGTAAGTATTTTCATTCCTACACTCCAAAACAATTGGATTCCTTGTACGAGTTGCTTATAGACCTGGGGAAAGAATTTGATATTAATTTAAAAAAAGGATTGCAGAAACAGATATCCAAGTCAGGAAATTCCGCACCTTTTGAAATGAACGAGCAAGCCCTTTCTGGTTCTCCTGGGTTATGGTCACATTCTAATGTAAGAATTGATAAGCTCAGTTGCTATCCACACCCAGATCTAATCAAGGTGATAATGAGTCTCTAGATAAAGTTTTAGCTTCTTGTCGGAAGGAATAAAGTTAGTTTTACCGTCAACAAAAATACTCCAAGATTCCAAGGCGTATTTACCAACCCCCGGAAGCTCTCCGGGTTTAGAAAACCCAGAGGTCCATTTTTTGCTCATTTGAATTATTCTTCTAGCTTTGACGTTGCCAAAGCCGGTAGATTTTATGACATCATAGATCTGATTCTCCTGAGCGTTCGATGCAATAGTACAATCTGGAATGAGTTCGAAAAGTTCTGGAAGAACTTTTCTTACCTGTTGGTTGGTAGTCTGATTCAGAAGAATACAGATCACGGTCATTTTCCATGGGCTGTCTGTAAAATCTTCCTGAATCAGTCTTTCCATTATGAGAACCTTAGTTTTCTCTTATATTCATTTATTTTACTATCCAAAGCACTTGCAGTCTCTGCATAGGACATTTCCATAACTACCGAAAGCTTCCTAACGATAAGTGTTCTATCCAAAACGGATTCGAAGTCTGGATCTTCTTCTTTCTTTAAGATATCCGAGGCAAACTCTTTTGCCCAGGTGTCTAACATTTCTCTTTCTCTTGACATAATAAAAAAGCTCAATCTTTTGGTGATCGAGCTTTCTTATTACAAATCTAGGATAAAATTTCGTATTTAAGAGATTTTAATCTTTTTGGGAAGTGATTCTTTCTTCTTGGAAAGATTGATTTTCAATATCCCGTCCGATATTTTAGCCTTGATTCCATTTTGATCTACCGTGTTGGGTAACTTAAATTTCTTAGTAAAATCCTCCGTCCAATATGAATCCGAATCTTTCCCTGAAATTACAAGCATATCATTGTCCACTTCTAAATTTATTGCATCTTGTTCAAATCCAGGAACTGGCATTTCTAAGATAAAAGAATCTTCCTTTTCATCCACGAAATACTTTCTACTTTGCACTATAGGTGTTGTGTTTTGCAGAAGTCTTTCCATCATTTCGAGAGGGTGATAAATTTTGTGTGTTTCCATAGTTTTGTTTTTTTTAATTATTAGTAAGCAAGAAATATACCAATTCGAAAAATTGATGAAAATAAGACATTTTGTCCTATCGGATAAGGATAACAAACGACATTTTGTCATTTCGATAACAAACAAAAAACCAGGCTTGAGGGCCTGGTTTTTAGTATAAATTTTATGAGTAGGTTATTTAGATTGTGAAGCTTTCATCATCTTAATGAAATCAGAAAAAACCTTAACTCTTTTGTCACTTTTTTTCTTCTTACTCTTGGCAGCAGGAGTTCCTACAGTTAATGTTGTGAATTTATCGCCTGAACCTTGGTAAGCATCGTTGTAGAAGTTTGCATTAGTTCCAGGTCCCTGGGGTGCAATAACATTTCCCATTCCTGCAGTTGCGTCTAAACTTGAAAAACCTCCCTCCATTTCAGTCATTTGATATCCCTTTGCACCGCAGCTTGCCATTTTCTCTTCCATCTGCCACATTTCAACGACAAATCCATTATCATCAAGCCAACTCTTGATATCTTTCTCGATGGAATTGGGGGAATCTTGCTCCTCCATAACGGGCATATCCTCCTCGCAACACATACAAATTAATGTTCTGCCTTGGGTTGTGTCTCCTGTTGGGTAAAATAAACTTTTCATTTTTAGTCTAATACTTTTTGTATATCTTTAGCAAAGATCCTAAGAGTTCTTTGATCTAGGGTTTTAACAGTATATCCGATCACATCCTTGTATGCATCGAATATTGGGTCTAAAACTAATAGCTGGTTACCATTTTTGTCTTCAACCATTTTCCCGGTCAAATCAACATAGCTTTCTCCCTTGCTTGAAATCCTTTGGGTTCCCGTTGGTTGATTACCCCCAAATTCTTTTGTACATCCGCATCCCATAATCTATTTATCTATAATCTTTTTTAAGTTCTTTTCTTCTGAGGTAGTTAAACAAATATCTAAGTGCTTTCCTATATTCTCTAGAGTCTCTGAATGGTCTTGGATAAGTTCTGATTGTATTGCCTTGACCTTGTGGGATCTCATCAGAATCTACCGGGTTATATCTCCTAACTGTTCCGGTTGGGTGGATAGTATAGAAAACCTTAGAATATCCTTCGATATCTGGCTGTTTTTTTCTTTGTAGTTTGAGAGTGTTGTTGAGTTCCTGCTGGTCCGACGTGATGTCTTCGAACCCCAGATCCAGTATTTGTCTATATTCCTTAGTGCCTCTAATCCAATCTAGATCCAGCTCTCTCCTTTCATCCTCGATATACTCGGATCGCGGGTCATAGTCTTCGAACTCGAGGATAGTTTTCATTTTTTGTTCTCTTTGATCCAATCCCTATAATCTTTGAGATTTTCAAGATTACCTTTACCTGCTTTTTTCTTTTTAGAATCCGGATTTAGAAAAGGTACGATTGGCTTAATGTTTTTTCCGAATGTTTGCTTTGGAGTAAAACTTGGCATTTCAGCAGAATCTACCACACCAAGAGTAGCATTCTCCTCGTTTATCGGCTTTCCATCTTCAACCCTTTCAGGTAAATTTTTCGATTTGGTTGTGGCGTATTTTCTAAGTTCCTTGTCTGTCATAGGAGGTACAAACTTACCATCTTTGTCTTTGTAACCAAAAGCAATCTTTTTAATTTCATCCTTCCACATAGGATTTATATCCTTTTGCTTAAGGTCACCTTGTCTAAGAGCCCAGGCCTGGCCCATAATTGCTTGCTGTGCTTTGCTTACTGAAGGCATAGGTTTAAATTATTTTATGTTTGAGAAATCCGACGTTTTCTTAAATATTAAATCGGCAACTTTAGCAGAGATTCCTAAAACATCCTTATAAACCGGAATCGACATCCAAGTCTTACCATCTTTGTATCCAGCAATAACTTTATTAATATCTTCAGTTTCTATTCTCTGTGTTTGATCCGCATTAGTCATCATTACATAATAGTCACCTTTTTTACTTTTAAAAAAATTAGCTGGTACTACGGGACCATCATAAACTGTAGATTGTGTTTCAATTTTGTAATCCATATGTTTTTTACCTGGATATGCCAATCTTATAGCACCGTTATACACCTTAAATTTAGGTTTACCCGTTTTAGAATCTACCCCTACTTGTTTTTGAGTCTTCACTACAGATATTTTGGTTTTTGTTGGTGAAATCTCTACTGGGAATGTTTTTGCATCTTCTATAGGGGTTGCTGCCGTAGCTTCAACTTCAAGAATTTTACTCTCATTTAAGAAAGATTCGTAATTAACGACATGTTTCATGCCCTCCTCAATTTTTTTTAATTTGGTGTAGTAATCTGGGTCCTCAGTAAGGTGGTCCTTTGCGATCTCAGCCGCCATCGATGGGTCATCCGTGTGTTCCAATTCTACTTGGATTCCCATGGACAATTGTTTTTTTAAATGACTAAGCATCTTTTCTATTGCATCCCTATCTACGTGATCTTTTGAATCGTCATAAGTGTGTAGGATTGCTATTTCCCTAAGATCCTTACCAGAAGATATTCCACCCTCGATTTTCTCATGAGAATCCTCTTGTAAATAAAGACCCTTCATTTTTTTCTTGATCTCGCTTTGGGACATTGGTTTAGCATTTAAACCCCAATTTGCATTGGGGTCGATGATCTTCTTTTTGCCCTTCTTCCAATCAGGAAACGTCCATAGCCATCTATTGTAACCCTTTCCAACGATTTCAAATCCTTTGTCTCCGGGTTGGATAGCAATTGGTGATTGTGGTGGTATGTAACTTCCAGTCTCGGCCATTAGTCGATTACTGCTTCTATTTTGGATTTCGAAATTTGTGTTGTTTCGAAAAATCCAGTAGTACCGCTTAGAAATTCTGCTACCTTTGTTTCTACTTCCAGAACAGATTCAGCGGCTACTAAAAATTCAGATTTGATGATAACTGGATCACCATTTCTTTTTGTCTCTGTGGACTCAAAATTTACTTTTGCTACGTAGTATCCCATAATTGTGTTTTTACTTACTTATATATCTCACTCAGGAGTTTATTCCGGGCAAACAAAAAAAGCAGCCTAAAAAGGCTGCTTCTTCTAGTAGGGGTTTATTAGTTTAGGAATTTTTCTTTCCCTGAACGTCAACTCTTACCTGCTGTGCAAGTTTTTTGATTTCTTGCATAGCCTGGCGAACGCGGGTTCCAGCTGTTTTGTTACCTTTTTCGAGGAACTTAGCCAAGTCACCTTCTACGCCCGACATGATCTGTTTGATTTGTTCGAATGATTCCATAATTATGTGAATTTATTTGTTATAGTGTTTAATGAAATAAAAGTTTCACTTTTTTATTTATCTACTGAAAATAAATGATCCCTCATGAGAAGCTTCTTGCATTGACCATTCGGGGCCAAGGAAAGACAGAAGAACAGATTTAACCATCTCTTCATAATCCGGTATATCTAAATTGTCGCTCATTTCGTCGAAAATCCTAATCACCTTGGGATTTTTTTCTAAGTAATTCTGAACCGAGTCTGAAACCTGCTCTAAAAATCTGCTGAGATCATTGTCCTTCAACTTGAATTTCTCGTCGTTTAGAGCTGGAATTTCTGATTTTTTAATGGCGATATCTTCAATCATTTCAGGAGCTATCTCGTTCACGTTTAAAACGGCGTAAGAATTTTTAGGTCCTTCTGTAGTTTCGTATTGGGAATATTTTCCAATCGAAAGTAAGAATCCTTTTTGTGACCCATTTTCCATATCCAGTTGGAAGAGATAATTGTAGATGTCACCGTCCCTAACCAACAGGAAAGGCAAAGTACCAAAGCCGTCTCCCTCGTTTACTTTAGTTTCGTTGATGAAGTCCGAAAAACTGTAAATCTTTTTACTCACTTTATGTAGTTATTTTCTTATATATCAGTCCTTGACAAAGGTAACTAAGTCATTGTAAAGATTAGCAACCTCCTTCGGAACGATCTTTTTGAATTTAGAAAAGTCTCCCTGTGTCAAATACTCTCTGGCTTTTGTTCCGCTCGTAGTTCTTTCGGTTTTAAAAAGCTTCATATCTTTACTAATCCTGTCTTTGATATCGGACATTCTAATATAATCCATTTGCTTTTGGTAATCCTCGTAACGGTCTGGACCTGATCCGATCAAAATTGGATTGTACCCCTTATCAACTAGCTTGGCAATTCCAGAACCGAGTAGACCACGATTCATAACAATGTAGGAATCAATTTCTTCGTTATTATTTACGACAGCATCCATGTATCTTTTGATTGCTTCGCTGTCAAATGGAGATTCGCCAGATTTATTGTGACCTGGATAAACTACCAATAAAACAGTGGGATGTCCATTTTCTTCCTTCATTGCTTTGGTCATTTGTAAATGACCATTGTGAAATGGTTGAAATCTACCCATAATAACATTTACCGACTTGGAATCATCACCAGTTTCCTCCTCAATCAACTCTATGTCTTTTGGCAAGGATTCGTTTCCTATAGTTTCTAATTTGGTAATGAATTCTTCAAAAGAATAAAAAGGATCTTCCAATTTATCAGAATCTTCAGATTCTGTCTGCATGTAATCTACCTGAGGAGAAAGTTCCTTTCTAAATTCACCGAAGCTAACAAAATTCGATTCATTTATCTTAGCCTTAGGTTTTTTGATATAGTCTTTAATATCCTGAATCAGGAGGTTAAATTGGTCCTTCATCCCAGAGGATACTATTCCACCAGATCTTGTCTTGATTTTTCTAAATGAATTAAGGATAAGCTTATATAGTGATTCGAATGCCTCATCCTTTTCTACATACTTTCTAACTCTTCTGTCTTTTACCTTATCGAGATTGAGTCTGAATTCATCCCTTTTTAAATACTCAGGTTCTTCAAAGTCAGTGCCCTTATATTTGTCCGAGTATTCATCTAAGAATTTAACATAAACATCCGACATGAATGAAATGTATCTCTCATCGTCGCTTTCACCATCAACCTCAAACTCGTCGAGGCCCTTTTCTAGGATGAAATTCATAACATCCATAATCGTGATTCCGAGAAAATCGCTGGGCTTTTTGGCCTGCTTGTCAGCAAACTTTTCCTTTGCTATTTCAGTGAAAATAGGATCTACCATTTTTGCAAGGATGGTCTCACTATCTTTATCCGGATCACCAAATCTGAAAACTATTCCTTCAACGTCTTTATCTAGGTCGTCATTAAGAGCTGTCTTTTCTAGATCTGGGTTAAGTGTAGAAATCAGGAATCTGACGAAAGATTGTGTCTTAAATTTTTCTACAAGTTCCTTGAAAGGGGTGTTTAGAAATTCAAGCAATTTAGATTTTTGATCTTCGTCCAGCAAACCTTGGAAAATAATCGGTGGTCTCTCAACACCCAAAAGATCCGCCCAATTATCAAGCTTCTCTTTATCTTGGATAGTAGTCTGAATCTTCTCACCTTCGCCCATTTTATGGACGTAAGAAAGGATTAAATTGTTTTTGGGTAGTCTATCATAGGTAATTTCTACGGGCTGTCTAGAAGCAAAATATTCGAGACCAAATCTCCATCCTCTCGGTATTTTTTCAAGTATGTTTGGTGGCAACGATTCAATATACTGGATTGGCTTCTCATAGTACTTCATTAAGGTCCGATCAACCAAAGTTATAGGATTTCTTTGGTCCCTTCTGAAGAACTTGAATTTTCCAGTTTCTTTGTCTCTTTCGAAAGAAAAAGCTGAACCGTCCATTTTCTCATTGATGGTTACGAACTGGTTGAAAAGTTGATTTACAAAGTCGGATCCCTTCTTGTTGTAAATGTCGTATAAATGATTAATTCCTGCCATCTCTTAATTTAGTACAATTTTGATGTTTCCAATTTTTCCATTATTAGTGATCAAATAAGGACCTAATTGTAAATCCACGTTGGAACTTATCTTTTGGTCTATGATTAATCCTGCTAATCCTCTTATGATAGTTTCCACAAGAATTTTCGATTTATCCTGTAAATTGTGTTGGTAAATTTCGGAAAGAATCTGTAAAAGATCCTCGACAGGTGGAGTGTTTTCTTGGTAATTTATGAGCTCGTAAATTTCTTTCTCAATGGTGTAAACAGAATTTCCCTCAAGGAGTATTTCCCAATCACCATTTTCAAGTGGCTTTATTCTTCCATCTTGACCGAGTATTGTTGAAAATGAGACTGTGTGATCCGATTCTCTTGCCACAAGAATAGGAGAGTCATGCTCCAAAAATACCTCCAAAGCACCATAAATCAGATCATTATTTCTTGCTGTAAATTCCATTATATAATTTCAGATGGTATTTCAAAATCGCCTTTTTGTAGGTAATCTTTTAGGTAGGTTTTTATTTGATCCAATTTATCCTTGTACATATAATTTGGAGCACAAACGATAGACCATGCTTTTTCAAAAGTGTTTACATCGTCCTGAGAATAACCAGGACCAAAAACCATTTTAATTACTTCATCGGGATCTCTTGTGATGAACTCATTGGTTCCTTGGATGGTTGTTGGGTTTTTAAGCCTCTTTGTAGCACCACGAAAAGTTTTCTTGTTTTTAAAAATCCCATCGCTTAAACGAAGTGAATAAGCTGAGTAATTCTCAACATTGCCTTCTTCGTCTTTAGATTCTACCTCCTTCAGTGCACTGAGGATAGATTGAATCAGCCAATTCCTGTGGGCTGATTTATACTTGCTCTCATTTTTTCTGTAGTCTGGAGAGTAGAAAATGAATTTAGCCCAATCCATTCCGCTTATAGGTATAAGATCTAATTGTACTATCCCCTTAGTTGGATCGCCTTCGATTGGCCAGCCAATAGAGAGAACATTGATCCCCTTCATTAATTTCATTTCTGGCGTGAATCCTAGAATATCGGGAAGTTCTTCAGTTAAGACCTTTTCAACACCCTCAAGAATGTTGTTTGGATCTAAGTTTAATTTTCTTGCAATGAAACTTTGATCAACCCCTAGATCGATATCACCTGATGTATCCTCGGGATCGTTCTTCTTACCAATGCTACCGATTATGAGATAATCTTCCCCCATAGTGCCCCCACCCAAAAGAGGAATTATCGCCTGTTCGATCGATTCAAGAGTTGCAGGTACTTCTCTCTCTTTAATCCTCCTAGCAGATTTAACAGCAGCACCGCCCTCAAAGAGGGATATGAATTTACTATAATTTAGAACGCTTGCCATCCTTTTCAAATTCGAAGTATTTACTAGCCCCTAAAACATAATCTCGGTAGATTCTTTCCTCTTTTGATTTAGGTTCGTCCATGTCAAAATCTTTACCGAAAGTTTGTCTACCTCTGTCAACAGAGTCCTTGTAGAAAGTTTCAAAATCTTTTTCCTTGTTCTTGCCAGAAGTTTTTATTGAGTCACCCCATTTTGAAAGAACGCCTTTCTTATCTTTCTTAAGGCTTTCGAGGTCCATATCTTTTAGCTTTTGGCTTTTGAAAAGATCAGACATGTGCTTTTTAAACTTTCCAACGTTTTCAACCGTTCCTGAAACTAGCCTTTTCAAAGCGCCACCTTCATCATAAACAGTTTGATCCATTCTTGAGCTACCTGTTGATATGTCAATCCTATCCCGAATTTCCTTGATCCTCAGGTTAGTGTAGTCATCATCAAGATACTCCCTATAATCCCTTTTGATTTTTGGCTTGGCCTTCTCGTTAAGGAATTCCCCGTAGTTTTTTAGATTTTGCATCAACTTAAATAATTTATCCTATATATCGGAATTGTAAGTTAAAGCTTGACTTTAAATATTTGGTACTTGAATTTCTCGTTTTTGTAGATCTGAATTCTTGCCTCTCCGTGTTTTACCAGGTAATTCTTATATCTAGGAGTGGAAAAGTCATCTACAAAATCAATGACATTTACTTTATCCTTTCCCTCCATCTTTCTCATACCCCTTCCTAGAGACTGTTTAATAAGGATTTCACTTTTGTAAGATTCTACCAAGAAGATGTTGTGAAGGTTGTTTATCGAAATACCGGTTGAGAATGTTCCGAAAGTTGCTACAAGTACTTTATTTTCTCCACCTGACATTCTTTCTTTATATTCCTCCCTTAGTTTTTCGTCCGTGTCTCCATCTACGTAGAAAACTTCCTTATTGCTTGTTATTTCTCTTAAACGGTTCCATATCTGTTTTCCATATTCGTCTTTAACAGATTGAAAAAGAACCAGTGAATTTTTGGAAGTTTTCGCAATAAAATCTACAACATACTTTAGCCGCTTCTCACTTTCAATAACTAATTTACGTTCCAGGTTATAAACTTCATTCCCTTCAAGGTTAGCAGAGTTGAGCTTCAAATCCGCCAGTTTGTTTTTTATTTCAAGATCTAACCAATCCAGCATTACTACCTTGATATTTACCGGTGTGGCGTGCTGGTTCTTAAATAGAAAGTCTGGAGAAATTTCTACGATAACCGGCCCAAGAAATTGCTGAATTGTCAAGTGATCCGCGGAACCTCTTTTCGTAAGTGTACCGGTAAGTCCAAATCTCCATTTACTATGCAAACATTTGGCTACGATCTTTTTAATCGACATAGAGTTTGTGTGGTGAGCTTCATCGACGAAAACTGCATCAACCTCTTCAAAAAAGTCCTCATCCTTTTTCACAAGGGAGTGGAATGTACCGATGATAAGATCACACTCGTCTCTCAGCTTACTGCCACCACCAATCTGTTGTATTCTAACTCCTAGTTCTCCTATCCCATAATCGATGAAATCATCGTTTCCCTGGAATACCAGGTTTGTACTGGGTACGATCATTAAAAATTTTCTGATCAGTCCTCTTTGTTTCAAGAAAGCAAAGATCATAAATGAGATAAGTGTTTTTCCAGAAGAAGTTGCGATCTCAGAGACAGAATATCTATACTTAACTATCTTCCAGGCAGCTTCTACCTGATAATCCCTCGGTTGTATATCTTTACCTTCAAAAAATTCATCGACCCACTGCTGGAATTCTTCCAGACTAAGATCTGAAAGAACCAAGCGATCCAAACCTTCGATTTCAATCTCAAGACCGAATTCTTTACCAATCTCGAAAATTTCCCTCCAGAGTCCAATTGGGACCTTCCAAAATGCACCTTTTTTTTCTATAAAGCAAATACTCCCGTCCCATAGCTTTTTCTTGACTAGCGGATGGAAATACCAGTTATGTATTTTTTTGGTTAAAGAAATCTCTATCTGTCTCTTCTCTATCTCGTCGCTTACCTGTGCGAGTATTAACCACTGTTGATCTTCCGAAACGTTAAACTTAAGCATGTTGTCATTTTATTTTACGGTACTCCCCCTCAAATATTCCTCTAAGGCAATACGGGACTTGATACCATACAGCATATGATCAACAGTCTGAATCGTTTGATCTATGAATTTTCTGTGTCCTTCGACAAGTTGAATTTTTTCTAAGATTTCTGAAATATCACTCTCGATTAAAACCTTTGTCTCATTCGAACCATATCTAACATCGCTATTAGTGGCGTATTCTTTAAGTTTAGCAGCTCTAGCTTGTCTTTCCCTTGTTGCGAGCTTACTAACTATCTGTGCGAGCTTATAGCTATATTCTAGCAATATTTGTCTATTGGAAAAGAGATCTACTTGGGCTTCTGCTACAGTTTGGATTCTTTTCAAACTCAGTGAGATGACTTGTATTTTCTCTTTCCATTCTAGCCTCTCCTGCTCGAAAAGCTTTACGTAGTCTACTTTTTGTGCTTCTGACATTTTAAAAAAGTTCTTTTCCTTTATTTTTAGGCTTTTTGCCTAGATTTATTTCTTTCACTGAATTTTTCTTGAGCTTGGGTGTGTTTACCTTGACCTCAGGAAATTCGAAATTGGTGTCAATAACTTCCAGCTGGTCAAAGAGAGTTACAGGAAATTTCACAACTCCCTGTCCTTGGTCTAGCCTATCTTCCCATTCTTCAGTTTTATCAATTGTTGGCATTTCAAGCATAAATGAAATCAGATAAGTCTAGAATTTCTTCTGTGAAATAGTTATCTAATCTTCTTATTTTAATCCTCTTCGCACGAAGGTAATTTACAAGATCATTAAGATCCCATTTTTTATTTATCGGAAGCTCGTGATCTAGTAAAAATTTCTTCCAATTGAAAACTGTTTTGCCCTCGGACAATAGCTCCGAGTGCTTTTGTCTTCCTGCATTATCCCAATCATACCAGTATTGTATGTTTTCAACTTCGAATGGGAATTTATTCTCAACCGAACATAATGCAACCGAATTTTTCCAAAGCCAAGAATCCATTGGACCTTCGAAAACAGTAATTGTCGAATCAAAGGATATCATTCCAACGTTAAACACATGACTTACAGGATCTATCTTTCTGGCCTCATCTAGGAACTCCTGGTTTGTAACTCCAAGCATTTTTTCCCAGATTCCACTTAACTTATAAGTGTAGTATTTTGAACCTGATGTACCCGACATGTTTCTAAACTGCAATCCTAGTATTTTACCGTCCTTGGTTAGATTGAAAAGATAAAGCTTCTCTCCCTTAGGGTCCCAGGCAAACTTGTTGTCTGCTGTTTGGTTTCTCCGGATCAAATAATTTTCAATCTTTGAACCTTTAACCTCCTCGAGATTCATCCTTTGGACAAAGTCATTCCTGTCTATAACAACACTTGAAAAGTCAGCGTCAAAAAACAGAGAGATGTCAATATCACCAAAGTGAGTTCTTCTCTTCTCCTTTCCTAGCTTAATTGTCTCGATGATGTCCTGTTTTTCTTCACCCTCAAGTCTCGATATGACTGAAAAATCCTTGAACATGGAAAAAGCATCCTTGTAAATGCCACAGCCGCCGTTGTAACATTTGTAAGTGAGAGTGTCCAGATAAAAATTCCCTCTCTTTTTTCTTGCCGAGGAGCTATCCCCGCAGTAGGGGCAAGAGAAATTTAATCTATTTGCAGCTTGGTAGATCTTTTGCTTGTCTGAATTACCTGCAAATTCTTTTCTTAAAATTTCACTAACTAATTCTTGAACTCTTCCTAAATCCATCTTAAAATACCTTTGATTGTAAAAAAGGGAACAGCAAGACTTGCTTGACTGTTCCCTCTCGATTGCAAATTAGAGATCTGCGTATAGGTCGTCCAAAGACGAAGAAGTTTCAGGTGCTTCTGGCCTTACAATCCCTTCGGACTTAACCGGCTCTGGCTGGGCACCAACTTTAGTATGAGAAGCTTCTTCATAAATGCTGGAAGAAGTTGTTGGTCTAGAATTGTTAGATGATGGTTTTGAAGGTGCAGATGTATTTACTCCCGACAGAACCTCATTTACCATACGTCCGTCAGGAACTGAATTTCTGATAACATTCATCACTCGATCAGTCATATTATCATCCCAATCTCTGTAATCAAATTGAGTAAGATTGTCTGGTCCAGTTTTCAAATACTCAAGGATGGTGTCCATATCTTGCTTATTCTTTTGCATTCTTTTGCCATTGATTTCAATAGGAAGCCTATCTCCAACAAAAGAGCAAAGATCATAGTTGTTCCAATCACCAACTTTTCTTGTGTGTACGGAGAAAAGTTTTCCTTCGAACAGATCAAATGGATTTACAGGGTCTCCGTATTCTGGCTTAAGCTGTGCCTCGAGCATGTCGTTAAGCTTTTTACCAAATTTGAAGATCATGATTTTACCTTCTAGCTCAGGATTATGTTTGTCCTGAACAATTTGGATTAATGAATAATAATCTTCCTTACGGGAGAAGCTCTTAGCAAGCTCTTGGTCAGCAGCAGAATGTGAATTCTTTAGCTTCCAGAACATGTCTTTCAGAATTGACTTCTTTCCGACAGTGGAAGGACAGTCAGCTACAAATCCGTCTCCAGAGGAAGGATCAGTTAAGTAAACGTAGTACTTGTGGATTTTTGATTTCGTAGGATCTACGTGGTTTGGTAAGAAACGAATAAGAGATTTGTAAACCCCGTCCTTTCCATTTTCTGGATAAGGCTTGTAAAATTCGATTCCTTCGGATTGCTCCTTTTTTGCCTTGGTTACGAATGCTTCTGCATCCAAGTTAAAAATGTCTAAATTGCTCATGATTCCTTAAATTTATTTTTAAATTCCTTTATTTAATCTCTAAGTGTCCCAAATGTTTCCCTTAGATTCTATATATCTGTAACTTTTTTTATTAAATTTTTCTGCAAGCACTTCAGTTTCCCAAACATTTTTTCCACGTAGAGAAACGTGGAGGTCTGGCCGGTCTAAATTATAAGGGCCAACCTCTAAATGCCGGCGGAGAAGAGTTTCCGGATGGAAAAAGTTTAACGTTAGAATATACTCTTCTAAGTGCATGAACATTGAACTATACCATTCCATAGCATCTCTGCCTCCCCAAGCGAAAACGTCATTTACTCCTCCCCTCCAATCATATCCAGGAGGTACACAGATTGTATTCAAATTCGGGTCTAAATTCAAGTCGTTATGGATCTTAATGTCAAATCTTCCTTTTATAACATAGTCGTATCTTTCACCAATGATTTTTTCGTAGTCGCACATCAAATTGAAGCATTGCATAACTTTATACCACATCAGAAAAACTGAGGCAGGATTCATCTCTCCGGTGCCTGGACTCAAAGGATCATATGAAAAAGCACGCTGAATTATATTTGATATACCTTCGGATTCGTAGTCTTCTGTTAAAAAAGATTTTGGTTTAAAAGATTCTAAGGCATCATTCAGTGTTAATGAATCCACAAGGTGTGAACTATCCGCGTGTAGGGATTGTTTTATTTTGTTCGAAGGTGCCCACGTTGAAATGAAAACATCAGCTTTGAATTTATCTATGATTTTACCCTTTATGAAAGGAAATACATCTTTGGCCTCCCTTATTTGACCTGGAAGTAAAAGTGCTACCCTCATTTATATCTAGTTACAAAATCAGAGCAAACCCCAAAGCAATCTCCAAGGTCATCATCATGTAGTTCAGGTAAAACTGCAATGCTTCCTGAAATTGGCTGATTACCAGGATAAGCCCATATTACGCCTTTAGAAGTTAAAGTGACCTTATCAGTCTCGTGCCAGAAATAATTAAATGCAGGATGGGTCATCCCAAAAAGCACATCATATCTTGCAAAGAAAGTAATAGCTTCTATATTCTTGCAATGGATCCAAAGAACATCATGTCTTTCTTTAATCCAATCAAGATCTACCATAAATTGTGGAAAATCGTGACCTAACATAATCTGTTCTTCTACAACCCAGACATCAATCTCAACATCAAATCCCTGTGAAATCGCCTTATCGATATAATGAGGACTATTTTCCAGATTCGAATAAGGACCATTTACATTTCCACGATGTGAGATTAATCTCATGACTTAAAAAATTCTATATGCTAAATCTTCAGGGAAGCTTTTTATTCCCCATTTTTCTATTGCTTGTAAATACTCTTCAGATTGAACCTCCCCGTTGATTGCTTGCTTCATCGCGAGACCACCAGCTTTTGTCCCTGACGGATGTCCGTGCATTGCTCCACCTACATTTGCCATCCAGTCAACAGAATTTAATTGCTTGTTTATAAAATCAACAAGTCCGGGGTGCATCCCGCAGCTGAGAGCTGGGACTATATTATAATGCCAAAGCATACTTAAGCAATCTGCCAATTCCTTCTCGTCTTGATTCATATATCCACCAATCATACCAGCGTGAATGGAGTCAACCCCCGACCAGCCAGCTATCTTGCAAATAAGTGGCCAATAGATATGGAATGGTGCTCTTCTATCGGTAAAAAATTTATCACCGCTTTTTTGAAAGTGTATCCAGAGGCAAGGGTTTTGTTTTCTGATTGCCCGGTAAACTCCAAGCCCACTCCAAACATTAATATGAATGGCATTGCCACCATTTTCAGAAACAAATTTTGCTCTCTCCAAAGCATAAGGACTGTCGCCATTTATACAGAAAGCATAAATTACGTCAGGTGCATTTTCTTTCGGCCAAGAAGTTATAAGGGGAACCCTTTCTTCTAAAGGACAATGGGAAGGATTTGCTAGTAGCTCATCCTCTTTGATGAAGTTTACACCACCAGAAACCATTTCCTTCACCGCCTCAAGTAATACCGCTGGAGACATTCCCACTTTGGGTTTGATAATTCCTCCTAGAAAGGGCTTACCATCCACCCCATTGAACTTTCTAAAACCATCAATGCCGTAAGCAGGTTTGAGAGCAAAGATTTCTTCAATGATTTTGGGGAGAGTTACGTCCAATATATGGCATTTTTCAATCTCCAATATATCAACCTGCCCGCCAGCAATATGACACAGGATCTGTGAAATCCCGTCTTCTTCTAAATCTAAATTATCAAGAGGGAACGCGATTTTAATTTCACCTTCTTTTAAATTTTTGAGTTCCTCCTCGTCATGCATGATAAAGCAACTGTGGTTCTCAAACATCTCTTCAGTTTCCCAAACGCTTCTGTTATTGGGATTACCTATACTTTGGCCAATAGCTAAATTCCAGGCAGCTTCCCTTAACGAAGTTTTTGCACCTAAAAAATAGGTTACGACGAAATATTTCTCTAGATCAATCCCTTTTTGTTTTCTAAATATGCTGATCATCTCCTAATATGAATTTATCACCGATTACACTTGGGGTTTTTACAATAAATACTTCGCAATCTTCAAGAAAAACCGGATTTGCTATCTCACCCTTTTTGAGAATGAAAATGTCACCAGCCACTAGTTCCTTGCCTTGTATGATCATTCTACCACTCCGAAGGAAATTTATTTCGTCAGCTTCTTTGTGATAGTGGGCTGGCCACGATTCGCCTTTGTGATGTTTCTTATAACAAATTTCAAAATCTTTAGTGGGATAAGCACAGGGTGAAAAATCCCCTGCATACCAGCCACCAGTCATATCTTCAATCTTAAATATTTGCATTTTTCTTTATGTCTAAGTATGTTTGTAAGTCTTCAGGTGTTCCAATCGGAAAGTGTAAATTGTAAAAGAAAGGAAGTATTTTTTTCCCCTCCTTGATAAGGTAGTTATATGAAGGAGCAACATAAAATTCATTATTATATCTGTCACCCAAAGCAATCATTTGCTCTGCAGATTTAACAAAGAGTGATCCACACTTCCAATAGTGTAAACCATTAGTTGCGACATTTGAGATGACTATCTTCTCCTTTACTTCACTAATTTCCCCGTTTGGATCCAATCTAACGTAACTATTCTTTTTTGAAGAAGAAAGGAAGCATCCGAGTATTCCATCACAGCCGGTTGTTTTAGAAAACGACAATAGGTTTTCTAGACTGAAGTCTAGTATGATCTGGTCACAATTAACGACTATCAGTGGGATATCCGTATTGATCTCGTCTTTAGCTAAAAGGACAGTGCTAGCCGGTCCCTCGGTTAGAGATGGTGTTGCATAAATTGAAAAACTAATTGATAAATCCTCAATGTGTTTCTGAAAATCAGAAATACCAATACTTTGCTCGTTTATTATAAAAATGAAATGCGAGTGGTCGTGTTTAAGGTTGCTAACAACACTTCTTATCATTGTTTCACCATCAACATCAATAAAAGGTTTAGGCACTTCGTATCCGCTATCACTAAACCTTTTTCCGGCTCCTCCCAAAGGAATCAGGATGTTAATTTTTTCCGACTGTGTCATATAGATAGAGACATATGTAAGTTGCATCAATCATATCGTCTAGAGGCTTATTTACGTTTCCACCCCCGGTGATCCATTCATGCTTATTGTCTTCTAAAATTTTAGTGAATTTGCCCAGATTGGTTTCTCCAGAATCAAGATTTACCAAAGACTCATAAAGTTCATGCTTTTTTGCATTTCCCTTGAGTGCAAATTTTTTGACAGAGGTGGGTGAAAATACATGGAAATTCGAGCTTCCGGTTTGGTCTACGATCTTTTTCCTTAGCAAGGCAGTAGCCATAGAAATATCAATCAAAGCGTTGCCATTGGAGGAAAAACTTAGACCCTCCATCGCAACCACAATCTCTTCATCTTTACATATTTCCATTATCGATGTCCAAAATATGTCAACAAGCTCCTGAAAATAATCAATCTTGATTCTCTCCTTTTCAGAATAGTCATCTGGCATTTTCTTCTTATCCATAAAAAGAAAATTGAACTCCTCTTGTGGATCCAAGACAGCATAGGGTTTTTTCGAACTTTTGATATATGATTCCCTATCCCTCTCGCTTCTTGTCAATGATCCCCAAATCAATTGATTGCCTTTTCTAACACAAAATGCTGGGGAGTTTAGTGAAAAATCGATTCCGATTAATGTTTTCAAAATTTTATTGTTTAAAATGCCATTTATATATCCAAACAAAAAAGCCCCCTATAACTAGGGGGCTAAAAATCTATTAATCTTTCCTAAGATTCTTTCCTAAAAGTCGATTAAATTTCTGGCTTTACAACTTCACCTTTCTTGCCAGTGTAATTGTAAACATTGATTAACTTATCGTAACAAGCTTTCATTTGGGGCTCAGTCAAGCAAGACACGACGTCATTAAGAACCCTTTGGTCATTACCTGAAGCTGCTACGAGCAGGTCTTTCATGTGTTGTTTGAGATCGTCTTCACCGTACATAGGTTGACCGTATTTCATCTCGTTGATTTTAGTGAGCTCTGAAAACTTTTTCATTTCTTTTTGTTTTTTTGTTCTTTATATATCTTATTTCATCCTGTCAATTTCTAGATCTAAACCTATATAGTTGCATCTAAATCCAACACTGAATGTTGTAACGGTAGGAGCATTTTGTGTGTAGTTGAAGTTTAATTCCGAAAAAGACCCAAAAATGACTTCTTTAAACATAACTGTCGTTATAATATTACCCTGATTATCGAGAGTCCTTAATGGTAAATTTTGTACATAGATTGCAGGATTTTTGAAGTCAAGATAGTCGAGTACGGTTTCAAGCATTATGAAATAATTTATGAATCCTTCTGCAACACGGAATGTGACTTGAAAATCTCTAGCAAATAAATCCTGTACTGGGGTAGCACTTTGATAATTAACTTTCTTACCAAGATTTCTAACCTGCTCAACAGAATCAATTGACATTGAAGGGAATGTAATTGCCTGAATAGTGCTATTCATGTATGACGTCAAGGTATCATAAGGCGTAGGTTGTGCTTTCAAATAGTCAATATACTTTTGGTGTACCTTATCGGGAAAGAATCCTTTTGGGAATACAAAGTAAAAACTGTTTGCTCTTGCGTTAAGAATGCTCATCTATCCTTTTTATATTAGGGGGGTAAATTGAGGACCTTGCGATCCCGCCATAATTCCCGATGCCTGTCCTGGTGTATTTGTGTTAGAAATTCCAGGAATGCTGAATGTTATGTTAGGTGTTGCGATAGAGCTTCCACCATCGCCAGCAGCCTGTCCGCTTGTTGAACCACCAAGGGCTCCAGCACCACCAGTAGTAATCCCGGCTTCAGTATTTCCGTAAGCAAGGGCTAAATTTAGATCATTTGCTGAAAAAATACCAGTTACAGCCTGAATGAAAATTTGTTTAGTTATACCGGCATAAAGTTGATATCCAGTACTAGACGGATCTAGGAAGTAAGAAAGTATATCCGGTGTAGACCATCCTATGCTTATCTTACCCTGAACATCCGAAGAGATCGAAGAGATCAATTGTTGTTGGGTTAGTAATTGTCTAACCTGGTTAGATGTTGAAGTAGTAATTGGGCTAGGAGAATTAGCCTGTGTACTTCCAGAGGTAGAACCGAAGATTTGCCATGAGCTCTTTCCTACTCTAGAATCGTTACCGGATTGTCCAGATGTTCCTTGACCTGTAATAAATGTTTGCCCGGAGAATGCAGTTACCTGAGGAGCAATTTCTCCCTCTTTCAACCAATTTCCCCAATAAATTACTGAAGATGATTTAGCAGAAATCCTGGCAGAATCAACCGCTTTAGATATTAGAGCTGTAGAAGCATTTACCTGGCTGATATTTTTGTCCTTTAGTGCCTGAATTTTCAATTCAGTAACCGAGTCACTGAGAGCCACAGATCTTTCAGATAAGCGTTTCGCTGCATTTGTTATTTTTGATAATCCCTGCTGATTCGAATTAGTATTTGGATCCTCAAGAACTGGGGAGTTGGAGATGTAAAATTTTCGATTTGTAAATTGTAGGACCTGCTGAGCAATGCTTTCTGAAACTTTAAAAGCAATCTCGCCCAATGCGGGCTTTGCCAAATTGTTATCTGTTATGGATGGAGCGTGGACCTTATTGTTATTATTATCCACAAAAACCATAGAATAAGTTCCGGCTGATGTTAGGTCAATATTTTTAGTTGTTCCATCCTTAGCCTTTTGAAAGAAAGTGAATTTGAAGTAATTATCAAAAGGACTGATCGTGATATAAGCTTGTCCAATACCATACGAGATTTGGCTTGCTTGATCAACGTTGTCCTGTCTAATAAGTGTTCCGTTTACAGAAAGATTAGTAAGGGTTGTGTTAACCAATGTTCTATCTATAAAAACATTTGTGTACTTTGTAACCTGCTGAGGTGCGTTGGAGTTTCCACCAATAGCCAAATTTGTAGCTCCCGCAACTTTGTTATAAATTTTTTGTTGCTGGGGTAAAACAGATAATTGCAAAGGTTGGATATCCGCTCCATATCTTCCAACATCATTCGAGGTGTATGTTGAAATTCTTATAAGCCTCGATTGGTCAACGCTATTTACCAATGTCATTGTGTACCTCAAAGTGAATGATACAGCAACTTGAGGATACCTAACTATTGGTCTGAAAAGGTTAGGAACGTCGTATGCAGTAGTTTGAATGGTGTTAAAATTCGAAGTGTTCAGCAAAGCAGCACCTACCTGCTCTAAAACCTCGACCGAATGCTGGATGTAGTAGGAGTTTCCAATTGAATTCTGGAATAGAATGAAATCCTCTGGGAATCCTCCATTATCGGTTGCAAAATATTCAAAGAAATCCCCAGTATCAGCAGGAGCAATGTAAGCACCTATATTTTGGAACGGATCTGTTGATTCTAAAGAAAGTACTGCTAAAATTTGTGTTCCGTATGTCGTGTATCCATTCGTTAATGTGGTGTTGATAATTTGTCTTGCAGTGATTCTGATTGGCGCAGCCACTAGAAAACCATTACCGCTCTTAGAAGTTTTACCCGCCAGTGTGTTTGGTTTGTTCATTGGTGTAGCAGCACCATATTGATTGTTCATATCTACAAGGCTTGGTATCTTGACCTCAACGTACTTGTCATAAATGTTTGAGCCAATAGTTACTGGGCTTGGATTTAATATGTAAGACTGAGAAGAACCGCTCGAAATCTTAATCTGGGAAAACGTTACCAAAGAACCATCCACATCAGGATATTGTACCTGCATGATGAGTCCGTCAGTGTTATTAAGATTATAACCAGCAAGAATGTGATATCTTATCGAGTCATAAACTACAGAGATGTTCGAAGGGAACACAATAGGAAGGTTTGCTGTATCAGTTAGATTACTATTAAAATCATTATATGGGATAACCAAGTTAGGATCTAGAGTAATGAAGGTGTTTTCCGTAGTTTGAACAACACTGTTGCTTCTAGTGTTATTTGTCGTTGCTGTATTTTGATCCTGGTTGAATATTTGTACAGCTCCAGAAGGCTGTGAATTAGCATCTAATAAAACATCATTCACCAACCTGTCATATCCAACTGCGGGAGAACCAGTGTTAACGAAGTAAGTTTCTGGATTGGGATTGTCAGCGTACATGTACTCCATCACCATGTAAGGTGAAAGTTGAACGAATTTAGAGGTGGTAGAAAATGACATGTTTTTTATAGTTTATTTGCCAAACTGCAGGAATTTTGGTGAATAATTGAGTCCAAATCCGATGCTCGGACCTGTGCTATATCCATTAGGTGTAAACACTAAGCCATATCCAGCATTGACTCCAAATGACCAAGTTTTTCTAGCTCCCTTCATGGCCTTTCTTGTACCCGGATCATCAACCATATCCAGTGCTTGGATATCATTAAATGTTATTCCTGGGAATGAAGTGGAAGCCCTGACATAAAGTCTGTTTGTTTTTGGATCCCTGTATAGACCAGTTACTAAGTCTATTCTTTGCTCGATAGAAAGCTGGACGTTCCCAGGAATAACAGAGGCAGAAAAAGACCCATCAGCCAAAGTATCCGTTTTAACATTGTAAGGTAGATTCCCAGAAATGTTGAGTTTGTTAGCTCCAGGAAGGGTTGGGTTATAGAGAAAAGAAAGAGTGTTAACACCATCCTTTATTCTATTTTGGACAGGTACTACAATGGAAGTATCCTTGTAAACCACCTGTGTTTCAATTATCACTCCAGGCCTTTTGTTTTTTTCGAGCTCAAGTTGTGCTATGAGTTGTTCTTGTTCTTTAGTTAGTTCCGAATACTTTAGCTGGAATGCAGACTTTTCAACCAGAACATTCCCAAGCTTCGATTTAATCGTTCTAACCGAATCTTGTTCAGCAAGAAGATTGTGCAGACTTCTTTCAGCCTCTTTTTTAGCATCATTAGCCACTCCACACTGTCTTAAAAGCAAAAGAGCGAGTATGACTATCGCAACTAAAGAAAGATTCCTAAGATTTAATAATTTGGTCATTTTTGTTTTTCTATTTTGTGTATACCAGACGGAAGGGATCAAGTATTCCTTTCCCGTATTTATTCTCTAGGTTTTCAATGAATTTTTTCTCTTCCTCCCTAAGATTTTCCAACTCTCTAACCAAAGTCCCGGCTTTATGAGTTAAGATTTCCATCTCCTTCTCAATTGAGCTTATATCGGATCTTACCTCACCAAATCTTGATTTTATCAAGTTAGCTATCTTTTTTTCTTCTCCTGTTAGATTCATTTCGAACATATTTATCTAAATTTTAAAAGTTACAATAATTAAAAGAATGACTTAGAACCACCAGCACCTGGTGCTAGTTCAGCTACTGTGTAGGTTATCCACCCACAAGAATAATTTGTATTAGAAAAAGCTTGATAGTGGAAAGCAGCAACACTGCTATCAAAAAATGTCAATCTAATGTGTTGACATCCAGTTGCCCCAGATCCGAGATCATTTATCTGAGCTGAATTTATCCCTCCAGATTGAGCAGTGACAGCTCTTATTCCACCGAATGAATAGGTTGAGCTATTCAAATAAAAATCGAATGCCCTTGATTGACCAATAGAAACTAGATCGGTTGCCCAAGAATAATTCGATCCAACCGACAAATATACCCTATTAGATCTACCATCTGCTGAAGAAGATCCAGAATAAGATGGTGTAACTAGACAAAGATCATTTGTTGGAGATCCACAATCTAAATAATTATTAGTAAATGCTCCTCTGGTAAATGTGGGAAAAGTTACGGGAGAAGTCGTTGATATTCTTTTTGTTTCCTTAAAACCAGTTGCACCACTCCCACCAAAAACAAATTTATTTTGTCTTCCAGAAGACATTAGAACTTTGTCATTTACATCCAAAACTTGCAAAAGCTGGTTACTAGTATCTGCTGTGGATTGTACAATCATTCCTCCTCCTGGACCTTGCAAGTAAACAAGAGGAGTGCTAGGAGTGGAAACTGCAGAAACAAAAGCTGTTCCACCTATTCCTAAAACGACGGAGGCAACAGAGGTACTTAAATTTACGTTGGATGATGTAAAATTTAAGATTCCGTTTGTAGTAAACGCAAAAGCTCCAGATACACCAGTTGCCCCAGTTAGAGTCATGGTGGACTGAGAGGTAATATTAGTAATACCTGCAGATGAAATATTTGCTGTTCCCCCGGTTGCAGAATAACTTCCCGTCAGGCCACTTTGGATAATACTATTACCAGGTAAGATCCAATCTGTTTTGTAGTTTCCTCCAACTTCTTTCCATTTTAAAGATGGTATCCCATTTGGGGTTTGTGTCAGGAAAGTTTTAGCAAATCCAAGTAACGGAAAGTCCGAAGTACTGGACGTGTTGGTAGAAATTAGAAGCTTGGCAAGATTTGGATTTATATCACCGGTGGTTCCTATAGCATCTGAGAGAACTAGTGATTTGTTTATAGAATTGCCATTAATATAAATGGCATTGTTGTCTGTCGAACCACCCGGTCCTGATGCGCCAATCAATGTTGCGAACTGGCCAGATGAAAGTAAAGTTTCACCAGTATAAACCCAGGATCCTGACGAATAAATGTAAACCTGTTGACCACCGGTGGACCCAGTGTTTATCCAAATATCATTTTGCTGGGACTCTGCTGCAGTTGGCTCTGTGGAAGAAAAATACCAATTCGCTGCTCTTTCCCCGGTAGCACCGTGATTTCCGTCCCTTCCAGCTTGACCTCTAAGACCTGTCGCACCGACATCTCCTACAGGACCCTCTTCACCGACACCATTAAAGAAAACCTGATAAAAATTGTAATTTATTTTATCAAGAATAATGTCCTTGTTGTCACCCGGTAAAATATATTTTGTGTTGAAATCCGCCATAATATAATTAAACTAAGGTTCCACATTCACCTGAACAAGTACGCCAGTAAATTTTATAAGATGATGTAGACGTCAATCTTAAAATTGTTACCTCTACCATACTAGCTGAGCTTGCGAAAATATCATATGGTGTTATGGAACTTGGCGGAGCCCCCGTCATCCACACAATACCATTGAAAGGTTTACCATTTACAGCAAAATATCGTAGAGTTATAGACTCGTAGTTTGCTAAATAATCTCCCCAACTAGATACATTCGGAATCATTGGAATCCCAATAATCCTGCTATTTGAAGTTGTCCAATTTGCATAAGAGATATTACCCTCGCCAAAAGAATAGACATTCACACCTCCAGAAGTACCTGAGTTTGGTCCATAAAACCAGCTACTGTAGGTTACTGAAGAAATAGTTGTGGTGTAGGAAGCGCTGCTGGATGTTTGTCCGGCTGTATAATTTGCACTCCTATTAAATGTTACTTTACCATCGTTTCTGACAGAGAACCTTTCCGTTCCGGAAGAAATAGTTCTGAACAAGAAATATGAAGTTGAAGAACTTGATGATGAAATTAGCAAAGTATCTCCTGTCCCATTGTTAATGAAGTTCATAAGAACTGCTGGGGAGGTACTTGTAATATTTATTGGTACGGTAAGTGAAAATAAAGTAGAACTCAGATTGAACTTCTGTGATGTGAAAGTCATTACCGAGGATCCCGACGAAAATGACATAGCACCAACTGAAGTCAGATTCATTTGAGATCCCGACGTAATATTTACACCAAGATTACCAGATATGTTCATTGTTGATGCAGTCGATTGCAGTGTTAATGAACCTCCACTTCTAACTTCTAATGAATCCTGTGGAACTGAAAACAGGAGGTCATAATTACTCCCAGAAGGGCTAAGCCATCTAAATTGTGGGTGTCTATTGTAATCTGCTGGTGTTCCTAAACCAGATGCGTTAGTTTTAGAAAATTCTAAGATGGGATAATCATTCGTCCCATTAGTAGAAATTAAAAGTTTAGAATAAGTTGGGTTAACAGTTGATGTAGCAGCAACAGAATCACTAAGAACCAAAGTATTTAACTCGGGAGAAGGCGAGCTAATTACGATTGCATTTTTATTACCAGTCGGACCTGAAATACCAGTAACTAATTCAAAAACTTCCGTTGCTTTTAAATTATACCCCGTGTCTATCCATCCTGCTGATGTATATTCATAAATAGAATTGTTCGCCAATGTTTGAACCCAGTAATCTCCAACAAGAATAGGGTTATTAATTCCACCAGTAGGTTCTACGCTTTGAACAAACCATCTTGTACCTCTAGTTCCCTCCTCTCCAGGATCACCCTTAGGTCCCGCTTGACCAATAGCCCCTTGCAGGCCTTGATCTCCTTTTGGACCTTGCGGTCCTCCGCCATTTGCAACGATGGCGTCAAAATTGGTGTTAACCTTCTCTATAATTGACTCTTGCGTGTCACCAAGGTTTAAACTTTGAATATTCAGGGTCGGCATTTTATTTCATTGACTTTGTTTATATATTCAACCTAGCCAATGACCTTATATTTTCTGAATACGAAACGAGAAAGTTGTAGAATAATTTTTACCAGATTCAAGTGGTAGCTCAAATGTGTATGACAGTGCAGTTCTTCGAGTAAGCTTGAAATTAGGTTCCAAATAATAAGAATATCTAATTCTGTCCGGGTTAATCAAGTCACCTCTTACTAACAATTCATTTGCTGAAAGTGCTGTACCTGTCTTTTTGACATAGAGCTCAAAAGCTATTCCCTCAAATATGGGAACGATGTTCTGGTCAATGTAAGCTTTAACGTCATCATTAATATTATCGGGATCTCCAACACCGTACTCGCTGATCATGTTTTCGACAAACACCTTGCTTATTCCTGCGTTGAGCAAAAATCTTCTAAGAATACGATCCAAACGTATAGTTCCTATAAGAGTGTTTGTTTTTTCAATCTTTTGCCAAAAGACTTCAACGTCTGGGTATATCCCCTCATCGAAAACAGGGAGATCCACACTGGTGAAAACAGTACCTAATTGACCAATTCCCGTACCTGAGGTTTGCTTGTTTATATTCTGAATTGCAGATAATGCAGCTCCCGCTTCTTGATTTATCTTCTGAACATCAGTTTGTCCAGTTATTCTTGAAAGTTGAAGAGTGATGAAAGTATATGCATTGATGGTGTAAGGGGTTTGCATCATTTTAGATCCGAAGAAGCTCTTTCTTTCCGCCATGCTGCGAGTTCCTGCTACTGCATCGTTTTGTGTTGAAGATGTATAAAGGTTGTAATACCCAGGATCCCACGAGGAGAGGAAGATCGAGAAATCTTTCTTATCTATAGGGCTCTCCCCAATTAATGGATAGACCGGCCCGAGAGGAAGATTTGCAGATTTTTCCAAGATATTCCTTCCCAGTGAAACTTTGCTGTAATTCAAATTCCTAAGTACTCCAAAGTTGTTTTTCTCTGGAGCGAAGGTGCAGTTTCGATAACTTAAATCAATAGAAGAATATCCATTCAGAGCATCAGTTTTGTCATTTTTGAACAACATAATTTTTCTGAAAAGAGGTTCATAAGGTCCAGCATATCTTAGAATGTCTGATCTATAATTTTGAGATACTCCTATTTCAAAACCAGTTGGTTGATTCTGTCCAAGTGTTTGAGGACCGGAATAATCTTCGACTGGGAAAGTACCGTTCGGTCGGAATAAAGCTGTTGGTTGACTAAAGCTTATCTGGAAATAATTGCTTCTGATCTCGGTAGTTTGCGTGGTTTCATTCCAAGAATAAGTAGAGTAAGTTACGTAAGGACTTTCGTTATTGATTCTGCTTGCAACCTGAGATAGAGAAATTCTTCTCATGATGAAATCAAAATACTTTTCACCACCACCAAGTTGAAAAACTGGGTTCCCCGCATATGCACTTCTAGGTCCAACAGGAATCGTAACCGGAGAGGAGAATGCAAAAGGTATTGTGAATGTATAGTTAGTTCCAACCGGTCCGAAAGACACCAGATTTTGGGATCTTCCAGTTGGCCAAGGATAAGTTGATGAAATATTAGGTACAGAAAAACTTCCAGTACCCGTTGGTGAAATTGAAGCAGTTCCACCCACAGGATAGATCAAACTTATTTCTTCTCTGAGGTCCGTATCATAATCTGGATTAGCTATTGAATAAATGTATCCAGGATTAGTTACACTTGTCACAGAACTTTGTGAAGTTATGGACAAATCCAAGGCAGAAGAAAGTTTTATGTCATCGATAGCATATAGTATAGAACCTCCACTTGCACCAGTGTTTCCTATTCCAGCATCCTTCTTTTTATCACTCAGTGAATACATCAATAAATAGTCCAGTACTGGACTTCCGCCCGTGCCACCAGTATATCCTAAGGGAAGAGCACGATAGTCCTTTAGAACCACGCTACATACGAATAGGAGACATTTTTGCTGGGTGTTTTCTATGATCTCATAAGTAACCGGAGACTGTATACTAGTACTGTCCTCGGGAACCACTCTTAAAATAGATGCAAACTTATAATCCTCGAATCCTCTGTAATTTGGTACATATTTTTCAAGATCGCTTTGAGGATTTTGTACAGTGCTTCTTCTCTTTAAAGATATTTTGGCACCTCTAAATAAAGTATCATAAAAACCTGTCGAAGTATTATAAACAAAGGGTGTGAATAGTTCTTTGGTTGTGTTAGCTGCAATCGAGTACGGTGCTGGATAATCGGTTGGATCGACGGTAAAGAAAGAAGAGAAGTAAAGCGAGTCATCCGGGTCAGCGCTTCTTATCCTAGACAAATTAACCGTTGATGGCAGATAGTTATTTTGAGATTCAATTGAATTTATGGGAAAGTCTTGAGGAACCCCTTCTAAAAGCCACCATTCGTGTGTTAGGTATCTAGGATCCGGAGTTTCTTTTTCAAAACTTGGAGAAAAATTAGTGGGGCTGAATGCAGGAGAAACGTTTAGCCTGTAGGAATTTCCTCTGGCATCAGTTCCGCCAAAATAACCCCATTTATTTATGTAAGGAACAAGCTTAGATCTGTTAGCCCTAGGCCTCGTATAATTTTCTTCGAGGTATTCGTACTCGGTGTCAAGTTTTCCGTAATTGAAAATGTACTCTTTTGTATTCTGCTGTGAAACGCTGGAGGATGCGTTGATAGATTGTATTCCATAGAATCCATCAAAAGTATCTAAATTCTGCTCTGCTAAAATTTGAGCAATATCGTAAGTCGTTGATGTACTGACCCATGGAATCTGTGTGAATATTGCTGGCACTACAACAGAATTTATTCCCGTAGATGCTGCAGAAATATCCTCAAAATAATCAACAGACCCACCAATAAAAGCCGTACCTGCCAGAACAATTGTTTCGGATGGAGTTCCTTTGTTTATAAGGATCTGTCCAGATCTTACCAGATATTTAACACCGCTCTTGATTTGTCCAGCTTGCTCGGGAACAATTTGGAAATATCTATTGAATTCAGCGGTTGGTGTTATTCCGTAATTAGAAGCCCAGAAATCGAAATCAAACTCCTTTACGTCAAAGAATGAGAAAACCCCCGCATTAACCTTAGGCATCTCATAAACGTTGAACATATTATTAGATCCAAGACTAATGATTGCTTTTTCATCCTCTAGATTTGCTACAAGAAATTCCTGATACCCAACAAAAGCGGAAACATCCCCGCTGGAGTCAAAAGCTGGATTATCAACATATCTGGTAATTGAAGAAATTCTAGAAACTCCCCCTGTAATTCCAGTACCCGTTTGAACTTCTATCCAATATCCCTCCTGGATTTTTTCCTGGTCCTGAATACTGAAAGCTACCCTGGATAAAGGATAGTCGGTTCCACCCTCAAATGTTACAGTTCCTTGTAATTGGGAAGCATCAGTTCCATTGATTCTAATATAGCCACTATTAGAAAATGTTGAGTAAAGATTCCAGTTAATTATGTCGTTAGCAGGATCAATGTTTTCGTTTCCTGGGCTTACTTGTGAAATATTATTTTGAGCCTCGTAAAAATTGCCAGCAAAATCAGCAATCTGACCAGAAGTGTACCCAGAGTTTGTATCCCAAATTCCGACATAGTTATTTGAAAAAGTAGAATAATCGTCGAAAACAGCAACTCTAAATTCGTTGTTTAATTTAGAGCCAGATGCTTTCGTTCTGATAATAGAAGTAGATTGCGAAATTGCAGAATCCCAGACAACATCACTTACTGCATAAACACATTCGGAAAATGATTTTGCTATGTCAGAAGTAACCCCGCCGATGGCGTTGAAAAAATGTTGGTTACCAACATTATAGGAAGATCCTGCCCTCCAACCTACCAAGGTGCCACCAAATTCACCGGATTTTATTAGGTCATATTTTCCGGCACTTTCTGACAAAGTTCCGTTTGGCCAGAAAACTTTGAAAACGATTTCGTTATTAAGTTCCAAAGGCTGAAGGAACTCAATTCCAATATTTGCTTTACCGTTACTTCTTGGGAGAATTCCTGGAAATGAACCAAGTTTATCACCAACACCGGTGAAATTACTTAAATCAACAGAACGATTAGGAATAACTACAGAACCCGTGGGTAATTGAGGATTGGCAGTGATCCCAAAAGTCTGCCCGTCAAATGGTCCATATTGGCAGTATGGAGGTGTATTATTTTCCCAGGTATCTGTTGATGAATTATAGTTTTCAAATCTTTTAAGTGAATAAAACCGATCCTTCTTGTCTGTGATATAAAAAAGCTTCTGTGGATTCAATACATTGGTATCGTATGATCCCGGGATCCATCCTGAAGCTCCCTCGTAAAAAAGTCTAACCCCTCCAGTGCTAGATTGATAAGCGGATGTGTTACTGTTGTAAAATCCAACGTTATTTCTAGATGGTTTGGGTAAATTTAAATTCTCATCATTGTTCTTAAATTCGTAGAAGTAATTTCCATTTAGGAGGAAATCCCCAGTATCATTCTTAGAAACATAGAATCCAAAATACCTATTGATAGAATATAAATCGGAGTCAGTATCATTAAAAAGAAATTCGAGATTTAGAACATTGGAACATACTACGCCATTCCTTTCAAAACCACCGGTTACGTAGTTCTCAAAGTCAGACTGTATGGAAGAACCAGATCCGATAAGGTAATCATAAAGAAGTTCTCCTTTACTTGTAAAAACACCATCCTTGACCGAAGCCCCATTGAAGTATGTATAAGTATTCAATTGGAAAGAAAAATCTATTGGGGATTGCTTATATCCAGTGTTATTGACTATTGATCGAATGTATTTACCAATATTTGTATCCTCCCTTAAATCGAATGTAGCAACAACACTTGCGTTTGGTAGAACTTTTGTGTTGAAGAAAGATTCAACATCACTTACTTGAGGCTGAAACTTCAGCTCATCCATTTCAGCAACGGATCCGGATCCGGTCAAAACATTGTAATTATTGAAAAGCTGTAAGCCTGTAAAAATTTCATTCTCTCCGTAAATAACAGGTGATCCGGAGTTATCTGTTCCATAAGAAATAGTAAATGGAAAATCAGAATCAGGAGCTTGAATTACCTTGTACTGTTTGCCAACCTCGATTGTTGTAACATTTTCTGTGTAAGGATAACTTAATGGCTCTGGAAGTTTGAAAATTACGAAAAATTCGGGAAGCTCGTTTCTAAGCCATAAAGGTTGGAGATAACTGAAATTTTCCGGATAATTTTTATCAACAAGGGTTGATGCACCTGATCCATAAAAGAAGTCATACTGTGATTGAAAATTCTCTACCGCTTTATTAGTTCCATCAGTAAATTGGCCAACCTGAAAAATGAGATCATTTGAAACCCTTCCGCGATCAAAAAAATTGTAAATGTCATTGGCAAATGTTTGATCACCAGTGACTTGAAATTTTTTATACCTATCTTGGCTGAGTGTTGGATTGACGTTGAAAGAATTGAGCCAAACCCCTCCTTCTGAGTCAAGTGTAACCTTTACATTTCCCGTTAATTTTGGATTTACCCTTGTTAAGCCAAAGGATGAATTATAATCATATAGTTTCGGTGCAGCCATCTAAATTCTGTTTTCGGTCTCTTATATAATAAACTTATCCAACATTCACACTTGCAGAAGAAAAGTTAGGAGATGATAAATTGTCATTTTTGTATTTGCCAATTACCTGCAGGTCAAAAGAGAAAGGAGCGGCATTCCTTACCTGTATATCAATTCCTATTTTCTTGGTGTAAGACACGTTGGTTGGGTTTCCATCTGCTCTAAATCCTCCAATGTATCCGAGCTTATCTACAGCTCTAAATTGGAATACAATAGGAATAGTTAGTGAATTTTGTTCTCCGCTTTGGACATACATTGAAGCTAATTGTGTAGATCCTTCAACTTGTAGTAAAGATGCAGTTGGAGGTGCTACAAATAGGTAAGCACCGCAGGTATATCTACCAATCAGATATTCATCATTTGCTGTAAATCCTAATTTATTAGGATACATTGAATCCTCTCTTGATGCAGTAGCACCGGTAACGAAGTCGTCCTGTGCAGGCTGATAACCTAGTTGGGTAAGATAGCCTTGAACTGTGCTATCAACGTAGAAATAATCAGAATGTCTAAAATAAGGATAAACAACCGAACCTCCGGAATAATCAGGTTTTACTAGATTGGTGAAGCTGAGTCCCGTTGTCAGAGCTGGGTGATCTTTATGAATACAGAATTCACTTAGAGTTCCGTTACCTTCACCAGCATAAGATCCGGTAGTTCCTGTTATACCGCCGTTCCAAACCGATGCATTTATTCCAGAAGCAGTTGGTACTCCAGCTACCGATGGATCATAAGGTAAAAGTTGACTTCCATTTCTTGGTAAACCTGAAGAATCTCCAGTGTAAAGGTACGAGGAAGCAAAAGCGGAAGGTGCTATGTATAAATCAGTGTCCAATCCGACCGATTTCCATCTTGGGTAAACAAATTGGCTATTAGAATTTCCTGAAGCGTAAGGAGGGGCTTGCCTATACATAGTAAGGGATTCACTATTTGCACCACCAGTTGACCCTACTGGGACAATATCAGCAGTAGTAAGTGATGTTATAGAAATAGGAGTTTCTCCATACCTCAGGTTAGTTGCATACCCGTCAGGCAAACTGTAAGTAGTGCTGCTTCCTGCCAATGTGTCCAAACCTCCTGGGAGAACAGATGCTAATTCCAGTACACCTGCCCCAATATTTGTGATCCTTAATTTGAATATAAATGATGCTATTTTACCAGCATCCGACGTTAAAGGATTGCTAAAGAATTGATTGTAGTATCCTGCTGTAAGGGTAATTGAAGATCCATTGACTATAATCTGACTTCCTCCACCAGCTGACCCAGGTTCAGCTATAGAAACTTCAAGTGCTCCTCTAGATCTTTCTACAACACCTCTTAATGAATTAAGCTCGTCTTGCAATTCTGCAATCTTTTGGAAAAGATCAAGGGGTGATCCTGACGAATCGTAAAAACCACTCAGAACAGATACTGCGTCGAGATAAAATGTTTTACCTCCGACTGTTACCTGTTTAGTGAGCAATCCATCAATTCCTTTTGAAGCAAGGTCTTGCTGAATTGCTAGAACAGCTTCATCCCTGAGATTAGAACTTACACTCTCTGTAGTGCTTTGAGTACTCGCGTTCGCTGGGAATGATACTATAATAGATTGTGAATAATCGGAGGTGACTGGATTATCTGGCCATCCCGCTTCAGATACAGATTTAATTCTAATTTCTACTCTTTCCCCTTTTGTGATGGGAACGTCGAGCTGATTTATATTTGTTGCATCCGCATTATCAGTATCTTCTGGTGCCCAGACATACGTTCCAGTATTTGGGTCGTAAACTTTTTTCCTGATTTCGGTTTTGATTTCATTCCAGTTGGAAAATGCTCCGGTTTTTTCCTGTCCGTTATTATCTAAAAAGTTAATCTGTTGAATAGCAGGCGCTGCCCCAGATTCGGAAAGATATCTGTATTGTACAATAAATTGAATAACACTTTGAGGTCCAGTTACCTGGCTTTGTTTTGCAGGAGGGATTGCCCAAAAACCTCTAACTCGATATTTAGGCTCTACCTTAAGCTGAGGATTATTTTCAGAAATAGTTGTTATTTCGGACACAACAGATGAAAGTAATTGTTGCTTTTGGGTCCTTTGTTCGGTTAATGAGTTTAAATTAGCCTGGAGTGAACTGGTATTCTGGTTCCCGCTAGAATTAAGGTTTTGAGTGGTAACGGAAGATATTGTCTGATTTCTTGATCCAGAATTGACGTTTGTATTTGATGAAGAATTAATGTCCGACCTATTCTTAGTAATGGCATTATCTAGTTGCTGAATTTCTGATTGCAGGGTAGACTTCAGAGCAACTTTTTCACTTAATGTTTGGGCGTCCGTTCCTTGTGTTAACTGGGTGTTAATCTGAACAACTTTAAAATTGGTCTCAGCTAAGGTTGGTGCATCGGGAACTAAACCACTTATTGCATTTATTTTTTTCTCCTTGGCCATCCCTAGAAAAATCTGGCCCAAATCCGCAACCGAAGTTAAATAAAACTGCTCCAAAGTTTGTACACCAGAGTCCGTATTGATTCTGAGCTCGTTACTGAAGAAAATAACTCCATTAGACCAAGTTGATCCGACTATATTATAATTGTCGTCTATTTGTTTGAAGAATACACCTTGTCTCTCGTCAAATCCAACGTTGACCTGTATTGTTTTTGGTGATAATTGAACAGAAGACAGGGTCAAAACGTCTGCACCAATTTGAACAGGCTGATAACCAGAAGCTCTCTTCAATTGTACCGAGGTGTCTTCAATGTTTATTGCAGTAATCTCATATCTCGTACCATCGCCAGTCAGTAATGTATTACCAACGGCCAAAGTTCTTCCGTTCGTGACATTGGAAGTTGTGTCTGTATAATTTACCGTGTTTAATTTGTAGTTTCTACGTGTTTCCTGAACTTGGTTGCCATTGGAATCTGTGATAGTGACCAGATCATCAAAGAAAGAAATAACACTAAAATTACCCTTGTTTCTAATAGTTCTAAGAGGCAAATCAATATTGTCTTCATCGACGAAATAATCGATTCCTGCATCTACTAACTCGTTTATAAATGTTTGCTCTGTCAGATCATTTCTGCCCTTGAGATTTTGGTCGAAATAAGCTTTTTTCTCGTCAGAGTTCGCGTTGGCAATGATTCTCTTTACTCTAATCCGATCAGCATCATCAGCAACTTGCCCAGTTACATCAATAGTAATGTATAGAAGAGGGCTCAGAAAACTTTCGAAAAACCAATTGTCTCTAGTTGCAAAAGTACTTGGTACTTGTAAATTTTGCAATGCAGCTGGATCTTTGATTGGCTCTGCTCTATAAATTTGGCTGTATGTCCCATCAGGATTTCTTACCGCTGCTAGATTGTCACCAAGGCCAGCTAAAGATTGGATATTCGAATCTAGCCTTTCGATTTGGCTTCTTAAATATCCATATGCTGGGATACTTGCTAAAGATGGTAATCCATTTTCATCAAGTAACTCAATCTGAACATTCTCATTAGTTGAGGTCGCAACCTCATTAAGGCCATTAATGATCTCTAGAGCATTTTTTTGAAGTCTAAGAAATTGAGCTACTAGAGAACTTATTGAATTTTGTGTTGAAGCCATTTTATTGTTCTATTGAAATTTTAAGCATTGTTTGTTAAACTCTTTCCAATTATGTCTACTTGGAAAATCTGGTTTTCCTCATTCACACATATAATCTCAATTACAGGCATGAAATCATAAGCTAAAAGATCCGAATCAACTAGCGAAATAATCAGCTTAGAGTAAGCAACCCCAGTTGGATTTGCTATAGGATATTTCCCAACAGCATTTGTTAAAAAGCTTATGTTGAAATCCCCAGGGTAAATCTGGTCACCAAATCCAAATTTAAAGCTCTGTCCCTTTTTCCAATTGATAGCAGAATCGTCTATTCTAATCACAAGGTCTGATGTCAACGAAATTGGAGTCCCGTTATTTACGTGTTTGACGTAATTACTAAAGTTCCTCAAAGGAATCACATTAGGTGCAGAATTTTGTAAAGTAACAACGCCTAAGTTATTTCCTATATTATAATCCTCATTAGAATTCGAAATTGTCAATTGATTAGGAATAGATCTATCAACGATTACACCCGATCCTTGCTTGATCAAGTCCAGATTGTATGATACCTCAACCGATGTCTCATTGTTAATCAAAGCCCTAATTAGTTCATAGTTCTGGTTGATTAATCCCATGACAGACTGGGTGTTGTTGAACAATGCTTGATTAGCTGCAATGGTTTGTTCTAATGAGTTTATTCTCCTATCCAAAGACAAAGAAGTGCTTGATGTCAGAAGCAAATTCTCCATCTGACTAACCCTTTCTTCTAAACCAATAAACCCAGAAGCATTGTTATTTAAGGTACTTGAAGCATCCTGAAGAACATTCACAGCATCCATGAACATTGTCAGTGAGAATGGCGAATAGTCATTTATTGCCTGCTCAACACCAGTCTGATCGACGTCGACGTCGAACTTGATATTGATTTTTAGACCATAAGAGTTACCGTTGAGTTTGGTAACAATGTTTGGTTTGTATTTTTTAAATGTTGGTATTGAATAAATTCCAGACCCTGTAGTTTGAACATCGTCTAAGAAAAGAACTCCATAAAGATTAGTTGCAGAATCTGTTGGATTCGCAGGATCATAAACATCATAATAGATAAGAACGCAGTTGAAATCAAAATCTTGGGAAAGAGATGTTGAGTTGAATTCTTCAAGGGTTGAGATAGATGCATCGTCAACAATTTGCTTGTATGAATCAGGATCAAAATCAATACCTACAGAGTCAAGCTTTGTTCTGACATATTGTTGAAAACCTACTCCTGCTGTTGCACCAGAAACAGATTTGGAAATAATTAAAGCTGTGGGATCTGTAAATGATGAATCAGTAAAATAAGTATTAGCTGTGTCTCTTGGAGAGTACCAGTTTCCAGACCCTGTCGACCCATTGGTTGTGTCCTCATAGGTTACGTCAGGTGATCCTAAAACGTCATCGTCGAAAATTGCCAAATTTGTCAATCCGCTTGGGTTAAGCTCGTCATAAGATCTTCCAGTTAAATACTCATCATCCAAAGGATCAGCTGGATTATTCGTCCATTGATAGTCAGGATAATAGTTTTCGTCAACCACATTTTTGAAAAGAACCGTAGGGGTGTTACCGTCCTTAGTTGGGACGTAAACATAAACCTCCGAATAGGTGTTATTGTTGTTTTTTACAGAATTAACAATGTCCAGGTTTCCGACATACTGAACTACCCTATCATAAGTTACTCCTCCGGTTAGGCCATATGAACCAGTTCCTCCTGTTGGATCGCCCTCAACATATCTCTTTTGAGTTACTGGGAGGCTGTTTACCGTCAAAACAGTATTTTGATCGAGTGTAGAAACTACCTGGGTAGATGCTGCAGGTTGAAATCTGATTCCTCCAAGTTCTTTCAGCCATTTAAAAAATACTCTTTCAGAGATGTTTTGCTTCAGGTTTGAATTGTAGTTATCAGAACTCAAAATAGTAGTCTCAAGATTCAAACAATAGCTTTGAAAGCTTTGAGAAAAATCTACGTTGGCATTACCGGTAATAATATTTCCTGCACCACTTGCCAAATCTAGAAACGCACTGTCCGGAGCATTAAGCTTCAAACTGTTTCCTAGCGGATCCCCTGAATTTATGTCAGGAATATTGAGCAGTGCAAATTTAGAAAACTTAAACTTATTGACTGAGTTATTGAATGTAAAAGACAAGTCTTCCGCAGCAGATGAAAAAGCGTAAAACGTTCCACCCTGTACTTGAAGAGGTCTTATAAATGGGGTTTTTGCCATTTATTATAATTTTTTTATTAAGTCCAAGACATATTAGTTGCAGAAAGAACCACCCAAGATCCCTCTTCGACAGAAGTTCCCTTTCCTACCCTAGGTTCCCACTGAAGTTGTAGGGAAGCCTGATATGGTCTGTTTGCATCTACAGTAATACCAGTTGATGGGAATTGTCCATATCCAGAAATTGTATTAAATCCAGTGTAATTTGAACCCTGTACGCCAGTCATAATAGTTCCAGCAGATGTCTCCGTGTTGATGATTGTTATTCTTAAACCAGCAGGTAAATTAGCAGCAGTAGCACCAGTAGTTCCAACACTTAGATATAATCCGGCAGAACAAGCTGCATATATGACATCTTCTAATCCGGTAATAACATAAGGATTCGAAATAGATGTTACTCTACCGCCTCCACCTCCTGTTGCGGAGTCAGCGAAAGGTGTACCAGCAGTAGCTCCAGAAGCTCCAACAGAATTTTGGCTAGCAAAATTACCCAAAGGTCCTAAAGTAGCAGTAGCATTGATCGTTGTTGAACCACTCAATGTTGTTGTTCCAGAAAAAGTTGTTGTTCCGGATTGAGTTAAAGTTGATCCTGGACCGAATGTAATTACTCCACTTGCACTAAGTGCGGTAGTTGACAAACTAGCGAAGGACCCAGCTCCCGACGAGTTAATTTGAGCAAGAGCAGTTCCGCCACTTGGAACTATGATCGAATCGAATTTTCCAGTTTTAGCAGAAACCCTTCCTGTAGATGCACCAGTTAAATCTATAATTCCGTTCACTGTATCTAATCCAAAGACAGTGTCGTAATTATTGATCCAATTCTGAAGCAACAAAAAGTTTGAGTTGATAGTCGTTCTCGATCCCGAGATAGAATCTGATCCTAAAATGGAAGTAGTATTTACTGTTGACATTTTTTAAATTTTTTTTCTTCCTTTGTAATTTGGAATATATATCACATCATTTTCAAACACCAAAACATGCTGAAAGATAATCTTCAGATATTTAGAGCATTTTTATCACTAAAAACTTTATTGTCGATATATCATAGGCCTCAAACGCTAACATGCGTTTGTGTTTACAAAATTTCATCAAATCCTAAATAAACCAATAGATGACCGAAAAAAGCAAATTCTCAATTCCTCTATCCGAAGAGCAAAAGGTAGCAAAAACAGAAATTCTTAGGCACCCTTTTAATTTTGTAACAGGAAAAGCCGGAAGTGGTAAAACCCTCCTAGCAGTCCAAATAGCTTTGGATAGACTACTTAAAAAGGAATGTGAAAAAATAGTCATAACAAGACCAACAGTTTCAAATGAAGATAACGGATTTCTCCCAGGATCTTTAGAAGAAAAGATGGAACCCTGGCTAGTTCCGATCAGATCTAACATGAGAAAGGTTTATGCTCGTGTAGATCACCTAGAAAGAATGGAAAAGGACGAACAAATTGAATTAGTTTCACTTACACATTTTAGAGGGAGAACCTTTGAAAATTCAGTTGTAATTGTAGACGAATTTCAGAACCTTACGAAACAACAACTTGGTATGGTTTTAGGAAGACTTGGCAAAGACTCGGTAATGATCCTTTGTGGGGACGGCCAACAAATAGACCTTAAGTTTAATAATGACTCAGCAATTCACGAGGTACCTAAATTGAAAGGCTCAAAATACGTTTACACAGTCAATCTTAAAGACAATCACCGACATGAATCGATCGACGAAGTCCTCAGATTGCTTTATTCCTATTCTTAAAGAGGGTTGAACGTAGCGTCCGGGTTATCCGGAATGATAAGGGCAGAACCGAATGGAACAACGTTTTGGAGCATGATTTGAACCTGTTGTTCCAACAAGCTTTTCCCAAGCTTATTGTATTGTGTACCCGAACCGGTGTAAGGATCTATAAATCCATAATCATAAGAATTCACGAAATCCGGATTAGGATCGTCAGGCCTTGGGAATGTCTGATTTACAACCTTTATAAAAGCAGGCTTAGAAATTTCGTAGACATTACCAGCAGAATCCTCAACTGTGTTTTGAATAGAATAATAGCCAGACTGGGTAAATGTGTAAATAAAATATTGGACATCTCTTACATCCAAAAGAACTTCACCGGTTATTGAATTGGTAAGTACCCACCTGTTGTTGGTCTTTCCAAATATTTTAGAATCGTAGTTGTTCATGAAGACCATGGATAAAAGAGGAACAAAAAGATCTGCATCGGAATTATGAACATCAACCCAATTCCAAGCTGCCGTTCCAGCTCTGGAAATTATGTTCCCTAAATCTATACCCACTCCCGGTTTGTAGCTTTCTAGCAAAGATACAAAAGATCCAGTGGCAGAAGAATATGGAAGGTTATCCGGACCAGTTCCCCCACTATTTGATCCTGCAACAAAAACATCTAAATCCACATCGACGTGGAATTTCAATTGGGATTGATCACCAGTATTTCCAATTGAGAATGCTGAAAATTCATCTATGTAGGTTCCGCTAACATTTCTCTTTAGAATTACATGTCCACTTCCGGTAACACCTGGTGTATATGGGTAATAAATTGAGGTATATTGATCACGATTATCAAGAGTATCACTTTGATCACTTAAAGAAACCAAAAATGGGCTTCCGTAATTTTCATCTAAAAATTCATATGTCGAGGCTGTTTCCAGAAGCCCACCTGGTTTAAGAGAAAGTGTTACGATGTTCACACTTCCAGTAGTTCCAGAGAAGGATATTTGGGAAACTGGTGTTAAAACAGAACCACTAGAAGTATACAAAGAGTTCAAATAATATTGATTGTCCGATTTATATCCTTTTATTGTGTCGTACCAGGTCGTGTACCCAGCTCCAGTTTCCCCAGCATTGTTGATTATGAACCCTGCAGTTATTCCGGTACTGTTTAGATCATTAAGAATGAAATAAGGTAATGAATAACCAGGCTGTGGGTGTGATAGGGTCACCTGAGGTGAAACTACATCAAATGTTGAAGTTCCAGTTAGTAAATAAGTTGATGCATTGATCAAAGAGGTAATTCCATCTAAGTAAGACGTGCCAGCTCCAGACAATCCGACAATAAAACCACTTCTGAGATCTAAACTTGAATTGAGGTCCAGATACGAACCACTGTAGTCATATGATCCAGTTGCAGATTGTTTTGCTGAAAATAGGAATTCTGGTGAATTGTTGAAATCACTTTGCCCGGTCCAGCCGTTCTTCAGAGTGGCTATCCCTCCTAAATAATTGCTTGTTATTCTTACTGAATTTTTAGAAATCGAAAGATCCAGTTTCTCAAAGGATAAAGGTGTCGGGAAACTCGGATCAATAACACCCGTTGGATCATAGCTTCCATCAGCTCCCGGAAAATATCTGAAATTTTTCAAACAAAATTTAGAAAGAGCATTTGTTTGGGAAAAATCAATATCACCATAACTAACAGTGTTTCCTAGGTCAACATCTATCTCTGCTATAAACATTGCCTCCCGGTCCTCTAAAAAGCTAGTATCCGGCAAGTAAATTCCGCTGGTTGCACCGGTTGCACCATTTAAAATCCAAGGATAAGGGAATCCAGAAGTTAGTCCGGGTGCTGCTATGTTCGAAAATCCAATAGGACCTCCGGTTGGACCAGTCACTCCAGTCACATTCATTAGGGATGCGCCTGGATAATTCGACGGGAAAACAAACTCCGAAAATTCTATAAATTTTTTAAAACTACCAACGACAAAAATAGAGGAATCGTCTAGCGAAGGGATAGCTTTAAAGACCTTAGTCTCGAAACCTCTAAATGGAATAACAGAAGTTAGCTGACCGGCATCGGAATATATGGAAACAAATCCAACGTTTCCAGTTCCACCCGCAGAATTTGTTGGGTTTGGATTAGTTAAGGCATAGCTAGGATTGTTGTTGTTTACTTCTCCTAGAGTAATGCTAGACTCGCTACTGTATCCAGTTACAACGTTCAAATTTTTATATTTAGAAACTGATGTAACTTCAAAAGATGTCGTTGTAGTTAACCACTCATAATTGGGAATAAGCTTTTGTACATCAACTTCTTCTATAGGAACTATTTCACCCTTATTCCAGTAGTCTTGTGTCCCAGCTCTACCATTTGCTATATCTTTGAAATTGGTTTCTAAGAAAAGATTCCTTGGATCCAAACCGGGATGTAAATTTTCAAGATACTTATTTTCATAAGGTCTCCACGATGGATAGACCCAGCTATATTTGTCTGCCTTTGGAATTCTTGCAGTGTCTGTAGTTCCTCCCTCTGTGGTATAAGAATAATTTACAAAGTTCCATCCAGTAGTGCCAGCGTATTTTGATGTTGCATACACGTGGGGTAAAACATAATCAAACAGAGACACGTAATTTCCAGAGACTATCCAAAGATCATTTTCATAGACAGTTAGTGCTCCTGCTTCAGATTTTTCTTCTGCAAGAAGAATAGAAATAACCCTATCATCGGGAAGAGTCGAATTTGAACTTGTAAATTGAGTAAAAGTGTCCCCATTAAAATGGTAAAAACCAACGGAGGTTGAACTTAGGAGGAACGGGTCTCCAATTCTGAAAAATACGTGTCCATTTTTTCTTGATACTACCTTTGTTACACCAACACCGGATCCATAGTCCCATGTAAAATATTTCCTGCCATCCCAATAGGATATTCCATTTTCGGTTCCAGCCCAATAATTACCATTTTCGTCAAAGGAAACCGAATAAACTATATCACCACCTATGCCTGAGGTGTAAGAATTGTATTTACGAAGTTGTGGTATGAAAAGTGATCCGTCATCTAGCGTTTGTGTGTCTAGATCCCCCGGGGGAATAATTTGTAGACCATCATCAGTAGATAAGTAGTATTCAAAGTTAGTACCATCTATTCCTTTCGCATTTATTTGATAGATGTGTGGCCATGTGTATCCAGGAGAAACCTCAGACCAAGTTTCAGAAACGATGTCATATTTCCAAAGATATCCACCGGTCACTCCTACATTTGCTGTACCCCCCGTTCCTGCACCGCCGTTCAGCGGAGAAATAAATGCAAGTACTTCTTGTGCGTAAGGAGAAGCGAATATAGTTGGAACATCCCAATTGGGAGAAATTGTAGACAAAGATCCAAAATCACTTAAAGACCAGCTGGATCCAGTTGCAGCTTGTGGACCTTTTGCAAAAAATACTAACTCCTGAGATAAAGATGTCGTGACTGCACAACCAACCCATTTATTGTCAAAATTATCTATCGAAATGGAACGAGTATCTAGATAATATGGTAAATTGGTCGGAACTACTGAATTAGACGAATCGTAGTATGACCAAGATTCTCCGTCGTATTTAGTAAGATCCCTTCCTACAGCCCAAACATCCCCGAATGAATCTAGTTTAGCGTCGTTAATGTATAAAAAAGTAGTTGGCATTTGTTTATTTATCTTTGGTTAGAAAATAGAGTTTCCGTAGACTATGCTAGTTCCATTGGAAAGGTAATCCAGATTATTCAAATTAAAGTAGGGAGGCATTCCTATGCAAGAAGGTTGCGTTGTACCAGTGTAATTATAAAAGACGGGCAAAAGTGATAAGCCGTATGTTGCATTTAATGTTTCTGTGTTATCACTTAAAGAGACCGAGGTTATTGATCTATTTTTTACCTCCATTCGAAGTCCGCTGTATGAAGCAGGGGTACTTGCGGGGTAAATATTCAAGGTTGAATCAGACACGAATTCTATAGAGGCAGTGCCACCAGGAACACTAGAAGCTGCTATTGCAGAATTGAGCATGGCAGCAACACCTAAGTTACCGCCAACACTCTGCATCAAGTAATAGTCTCCACCAGTTTCATTACCAACCCCCGCGTTGTCATTAAGATTACAAACTACGGAATAAGAAGTTCCAAAAACTACAGCTAATCCTATTTCTATACTTTGTCCAGACGCTCCCAAGGAAGCTAAGTACTGGGGGGAATAAACTATAGGATTCCTACCCGAACTGAAGGCGGAAGCAGGGTATACTATTCCATAGTAAATCCCCTGTGCAGAATTAAGCTGTGGGTAAATGTTTGTCAGCACAGAAGATATTAAAGACGTAGTCCAATTTTTTGCAGTTATCAAATTTGTAATGTTGCCCACGGTACCACTGTCGGTAAAGAATATCTTTTTGGCATTTAATGCAGGTGTCAAATATCTTCCTAGAGATATCTCGGGTGCACCCGATCCATATAAAGAATCATCAACCAGAATGTAACCGCTAACCGTTGATACCCCATTTTGCAAAAATTCAGGTTTTCCAGTTAATCCGGTAACAACCATATATGCTACCTCACGATCAGAATGGAACTGGTCAACAGTGTGACCATAACTTGCAAGATCTATTTCATACACATAAGTAGCTGTGGGATATCCAAGGGATGAAGCTAGAACCCCAGAGTAACTCACATCAGCGTACCTAGAATAAGCACCGGATGGCGCAGATCTATTTAAAATCGTTGTTTCTGTTGTTCCTACCTTACTAAAAGTAATATTTTTAGATTCAGTATCTGAGGTATAAGAGTTTGAAGCTAGCAAAGATACGTTCGCAGATAAAGATGTACCAGCTGGGTCAGCAATTGAAGATCCCGGAACTAAAACCCAATCGTTGAAGGTTAAACTTGAATTTTGGGTAGTAGCAAATCCGCTTCCCCCTATGCTCCAAGACCATCCGGTTGCACCGACGGGGAGACCAGTAGTTGTATCGGTGAATGAAATGGTTTGTGACATTAGCACAGAGCTGGATGGAGAATTAGTAAATGATGCAGTAATTACTGGAGGGTTAACAGTAATACCACTTAAACTGTTATAAGAAGCAGCAACCCCAATGTCATCAGTAACAGTGAGAGAAGCAGTGTAAGCTCCCGGATTTGAATAGGTAACTAGTGCTGTAGCTCCGGTTGAACTGGAGATGTCACCGCCTGTGAAAGACCAAAGTCTTGAATATGGAGGAACACCACCACTGGAGGTGTCTGTGAATAGCACTGATTGAGATTGGTAAATAGTTATTGTTGAAGGCATATTCTATAATCTTTTTACGGTCCGGTGGCTACTGTGAATGAAACTACTAGAGGTGGTGGAGATCCCGGAACAGAAGACGGTACAGCCAGAGAACCACCGGTTGCAGCAAATGGGAAAATTGAAACGCTTGTTGGTCCGGAAGTGGTCAAAGTTGCCGTTTCTGTAGAAGGAACAACGCGGTAGTAAAAATTTGTAATATTAGGATCTCCTGAACCGTTTAATTGAGTTGCCGCAGATCCCAAAGAAAGATATGCAGATGCTCCGGTGCCTCCGGTTCCAGCTTCGAAAGTTACCCCAGTGGGAAATGGGTAAGTTTCATTACCTGTGCTTACTTTAATATTATCGCCAACCTTTGCAGAGTGTATTTCAAACCCACCTAGCCATCCGTTTTCGTACTCAAAATCATCCCAACCGTGTGCATAAGCATTATCCCAAGCAGCGTCAGTAAAAGTCTCCCAAACTAAATTTTTAGTTCCAAAGAATTTCAGATTTTCTACAGGCAAAGATCCGCTGGCTGGATCCCAAGTAACGTATTGTGTACTTCCAGTTACTCCTCCGCTTAATGATGGATCTGCACTGACTAAATTAAGGGATCCACTCAGTGAAACTGTTACAACATCACCGTTTCCAATATTCCCCGTTGATGTGTCAGCAACTAGATTTATGAGGACCGGGTCTGCCTCTGGATCAAACGTTTGAGCAAAGTAGTCAGGCTGTGTAGTTACCGAATTAATCTCCTGTATAATAGAGTTTGCTGTAGATTGTAGATTGGATCCAGATGCTGTTGCCCCTATGACTCTTCCATTTATTGAAACTGAAATGCTTCCACCCCCAGTAACAACCTGATCCGGGTATGTAGAAGGAAGAACATAATAAGCCGTTCCACCCGCTATAGATCCGGAACCGGAAGTAGCACCAACACCAGATTGTGCCCCTAGAATATATGATATTTCAAAAGAGTAACCTGTTGCCCCACTAGGAATAGTGATGTTCCAAGATTTATTCAAGTCTGGGATGGATCCCGAAATGTAAACCTGGGAACCATTTTGAAACCCATGTGGTTGAGTGGTGTGTACTTGAGCGTATCCATATTGACTACCAGATATCAAAAGGGAGTAAATTTTAGATACGTCGAGTATGTTTTGTGTGATTGAAACGTTACCGGATGCACCGATAGAATCAACATCCATCTTAACTTCTAATTGCTGGCCATCGATAGAGTTATTCCCATAAATAGCAAAATCTAAAATTGCTTCAGGGATCTGCTTGGTCAGCTCATTGATTGTTTTTCCTTCAGCTGGAGCTTCCCAAATGGATTCATAAGAATCCCAATCCCTGACAGTTTGGTCCCATAGATAAATCTCATTTTCTCTGTATCTAGTCCAAGCATCTATTTGAATGGTTCTTGGAGAAACCGTAATTGCAGATTTTGATATTTTTCTGTTTTTGAAATTGAAGGCATCATAGAGATAACAAGTAACATCATATTCTCCAGTGTAAGGTAGGAAATGGGCAAGTCTGAAAAAATCAATTGCATATCCTCTATGCGAAAAGTAATATCCAGATCCTGGTTGATTTTGCGATTTTTCTAAAACCCACTCAATTTCATTATATGCCGAAAAGTCAATAGTTTGCCAAGTAAGTGCACTTTGGTTGCTTAAGAATTGTGGTAAAACCATAGAGTCCCAGGACATTCCCATTTCGTCCCAATCCCAGGTGTCAACATCCAATTCCAAAACGACCGGCATACCAACAGGTACTCCACCCTCAGGCAGTCCAATATTGTCTCCTAAATTAATGATATCGCCATCCATCTTGAGCTCATAGAAATTATTGATTGCCTCGATCATCGAAAGATTCTGAGAAGCTGTATAATTCTGCCCATTTTGTAGTGGAGCAACGATATTACCAAAATCTGAAATTGAGGCATCAACGAAAGTTATTGTTCCATTTAGTTTTGATGTATTAACAGAAGAGTAATAGTAGTAAGGACCAGTTGCCTGTGGAGTAACGTCGAATGTTAGTGTTCCCCCAGTTGCTCCATTTCCAGTCACACCATTCGGATCAACCTGTGTCAGATTAATATCCTGGGTTATGTAAAAATCAAAGCCCGAAGTCAATAAAGAAAAGTCATATCTTTTTCCTCGTGTCAATTCCAAGCTTGCATTATACCGGGTCGACGAGGAAAATAAAAATGCATCGCCGGTACCTCCAACTACAGAAACGTCAATATCTTCAACGTTAAAGTAGTTCATAGGAGCTTGAATAGAAATAGGAGTAGTTCTGGTTCCGAAAGCTCTTAAATCTTCTATAAACCCGAAATCTGGATTAGTCTTGAAGCTTATGTTATTTCCAGATTCAACATCACTACGGTCTACTGTGTCTGTCCAAGATTTTGTGTTGTAAACGTTATAATAAACTCCCTCCCCTGTTATGTCAATGATTCTTGCATTCAAAGGCAAATAAGATTGCTTCAATCTTTGTTTGAGTGCAAATAATTTAACTAAAACCTCTTCCTGCGTAAAAGCGAAAGCTTCCGGAGTAATTGGGTAACCAAACTCATCAGTGAGGGCTGAGGTTGTGTTTATATCATAGTATAGTCCGAATAAAGAGGTTTTCTTGTATGTTCTTGAAGGAACCAGCGTATTCTCGGAGGAAACATCTAGAACATACTCACCACTAGAGTTTGGTCCGTACGTTTGCTCTAATCTATACTTTCCGGAATTTTCATTATCAAGAACATCGGCAATTAAAATAGTCTGGTTTGGGGACGCAGTATTTGTGTACCTATTTAAAAATTGTTGGGTCTCTTGTAGAGGGGTTAAGCTTACCTGGTTATAATTAAGATTAAGCCAATATTCTTTAATTCTAAGGTCTTGGTATCCAAAGAACTTTAAAGCTCCTATAAGGCCTTTATAGCTTCCGATATAAGGGAAAATTTCTTCCCCCGCTACCATTAACTCTTTCCTTTTTTCGTTTATTTCTATGTAGTTAGGAAGGGGCTCACTTGGATCATGTGTTCTTAAAATTGTAGAGTCTTCCGCCAGAAAAGCCCTGCCTAAATTTCGTGTTAAAACATCAAGTCTTTCATCGGATCCTATTATTTGTCCATAAAAGTCTATTTCTGCGATCTTTGTAGTAGTAGAAGTTATATCTTCAATGATAAGTCTTCTTTGATAAACTTCTGCTCCCTGTTCTGGTCCGTTGATAGCAACATTTACTTGAAGAGCCCTAGAGGGTGTTGAAGCTTCAAGAGTGTTGATATACCCGCCAGCATAATAGTCGTTGAGATCCTGAACTACTGGAATGGCTATATTCTGGTAATTTGTTATAGAAGGATCTCCACCAATGTCGGGATCATTTTCTTCAATTTTGTAAGTAAAAATGATGTTGCTAACATCAACGTTACCGTAAGTATCATCCTCCCATCTGGTTCTCCATAAAGGATTTCCGGCGGCACCAGTTACTCCCGTGTGTGGATATCCAATAAATTGGGAATTTGTGGCAGTATCCTTAAATTGTTGGACAATAAAAATCTGTTCGTTCTCATAAAGACCAGCAGAAACAGGATCAAAATAGATATTACCTCTAAAATATCCGCCGGGTAAATCCTGCGTGATAGTTTCACAGTATGTAACGTTTCCGTTTGAAATGGAGGTAGGTCCAACAAACCTAACCAGATTTAAAGTTATTATTCCGGAAGAGATAGAAACTGAAGAGATCTCAGCAGTAACAACAATTGCTGGGATCACATTCATTTTTAGAGAAATCTTACCTCCCTGAATTAAGCTATCATTAACAGATTGAGCCCAGTTTGTTATATTCAGGCCGTTCATGTCAAGAATATTCAAATAAATGACATTGCTACCTAAATCAAAGAAAGATATTTTCCCGGCTGTGGGTGTAGAATTGTTCGAACTCGTTTCGTAATTAAAAACTAAATTCAAAGGGTACGAAACCTCAGCACCAACATATTCAAAATTAAGTGGAAGTCCCTTCTTATCAAAAAACTTTAAATGTCTATCTGCCATTATTAGAATACCCTTTTATTGTTCGAAGGAACCGTGTAGTTAACAAAATTTCGAATTTGCTTAACTGATTCGATCATTGCAAATATGATCCTTTGCATATTTTCAAGAATCTCGGTTCTTCTGGGATCTCTGAAAATAATCTGTGACATAGTTCTGGGGAATATTTCATTCTTGTAATTAAAACCTTCCCTAATGTTGGCGTCATTGACAGAGTCTCTAACGTCGTACAAATTGTCCGTTGGATCGAAACTGTAGTACTCACGGGGGCGTTGAGCAGGTCTTATTTGCTTAGTGATATTCACATAGTCATTTAAGCTAGAGCAGGGACCATACAATTGGTCACCAACTGCATTTGTAGTCACGCTCCTGTATCCAGAACAACCGATATTAAAAGCCCTTTCTTCAGCTTTACTTATGCTCTTGTATAGATCGTCAGGCTCTTCAAAATTAGTTGTTGAAGTGTTAAATTTTATTCCTTTTACCGTGTATGATGATTCCACGGGTGGAAGAAACGGAGAAAAGTCCCTTTTTGCCATCTTATCTATTTTGTTGAATTATTCTTGCTTTGGTTTGAGCATTAAGTTCACCCAAGAAATCTTTAGGATTTATTGAAGTTATCGCTATGTTTAATGCGCTTGGTTTTCCAGCCACAATTCCTTGTTCATAATTAACACCATATCTGTCGCTCCATCCACCACGAAGCAAGATTAGTTGTCCCCTTCCAATAATTATATCGCCATATTCATCCAGACCAATTTGTCTATTGAGTTGGGCCGAGGATGCATTTGCTAGATTATCGACAGTTGCGTGGTAACTTTCATTTTCTTGTCCAATGAAATAAACTGAAACAGAGTCCACACCTTCTATGGCTTCAATTAAAGCAATGAAATCTGATTTTGGAACTCTATCTCTCCTTTTCAGATTGAGCATATATTCTGAAATTGAAGTCCTGACCTTATCCTTTATAAGCTCAGGATCATATCCTTCAAATATTGACATGGAAACATTAGCTACATATCTTGAAACTTCAGGGTCTATAATTTTAACAACGGTAGTCGCGATCATTCTTCCTGAATCTTCGATAAGATTTAGAATAGAAAGTTTTTGACTTGTGGTTAAGATGAATTGAGTTTGTGGGATATCAAAATAGTCCTGGTTTGAAGTCAGAGAGATCGTAACATCAGGAACCAAGAAAATGTAAATAACGTTGTCGTCGTCCAAATATTCATCATCGAAAGTCGAAAATGCCTGTATTTGAGAAAAAATGTTAAACCTCTGAAGAAAAATCTCATAGTTTTCAGCGTTTGCAAAAACGAAAGCACGAGATGTTTTTGGTGCAACCAATCTTGTAATCTCGATTGGTTCCGGGTCTGCACCGAAGGAAGGGTCTAGAACACCGCCAATACCTAAATAGTTATTCAGATTGACGTCATTTCCAAAGAGATCCGTTCCAGAATCAAGAAATCTGTAAGTCAGAGGACTATCAGTTCTTGACTGGAGGTTACCGTTGAATCCAGAGGTTTGTAAGTACTCTACTCTTATCGTGCTTCCCGATTGAGGTACTTTACCAAAATTAGAATTTCCAAAGTAAATATCAATTCCTTCTTCGATCCCACTTCTAATTAAATATCCCTCACCATCAAGAGGAATATCATATAGTGATTCATATCTTCTCCATTTAGTACCATTTACATAAACATCGATGTAGAATTGGTCGATGTAGGATCCAGCTTTAGATGGGAGATTAAAACTTTGCAAAGCCCTTCCGGTTCCTGTGAAGTTCGAACTTGAAAAAGCACCCTGGACTATTTTGAAGTTAAATGTCGTTCCCCTACTGAGAGGAATCTTAATTGATGGTGAGTTAAGGATCAGAGTGTAAGGTAATCCATTTTGAATGTTTTGTATTTTGGGATATCCGTTAAGTATAACAGCTCCACCGCCAGCATCCGCTTCTTTAAGATTCCATGATATAGCAACCTCACCCTGAGCTGACATACCTCTAACAGGATCATACCCTGCAATTCTTGCCAAACTTTTTATGGAATAGCTCCTTGTAGCTTCTTGCATATTTAGTTCAGTAATTGAATCTTCAATAAAGTAAAGAATCAACTGGGAAAGGTTTTCGATTACAAAAAGGATCTGCCCCCAAGCAGAAGCTACAGTAAAAACATTTCTTGATTGGTTGTAAGTTCTTTGCAAGAACTCGTAGGAATCACTGAGAAGACCCCTTATGAGAATGTTGTTCTTTCTAAAAATGTTATTAGCCATGTTTTTAACTTACTTTCAATGAGACAAGAGGACTTTCATTTCCATTTGCGGGAATATAGAAATCAAGCAAACAAATATCCCTTTCGGTACCTTGGTAAAACTTCAGATCAAAATATCCACCAAGTTGGGCAAAGAGCGGAACATAAAATCTTAGTCCCTGCTCAATCTCATCTCTGAGTGTTTTTTCTGAAAGTTCTAAACTGAATACAAGATCCTCTAAGTTGAGTCCAAATTTGGGATCTCCTAAAACATCTCCCTTGTTGGTCAGGAGGAACATTTTAAGCTGGCCGAGACAAATCTCAACTGGCTGGGTAACCTCGACTATATTTGTTTTATAGTTTAAGTCTGAAGGATCTCTGTTATAAATCTCTACCATAGGGGAATTAATTCCCCATATATATCAAGGTTAATTCCACTGTAAGAAATAAGATGGAGTATTTTCTCCATTGATCATATCCATGACTTCTTGGAGCTCTTTTTCCCCATCCGATCTAAGATCAGCAGTGTTTACTCTGACCCCTCCAGGTAGATTGTAATCGAAGGCACTTAAAACTCTAGAGAGAGAAATTTTAGATTTTGCGAGACAATATCTGATGAATAATTCATCATCATATAGATCATCATCATCAATAGCAACATAGCATCTCACCGCAACATCCATTCCATTTTGGTCGTAGCCCGTTCCTACCCCGCCGCTGCCAGATCTATTTGGATCTCTACCTAAGATAGTTAATTTCTTGGTGTTCTTGTTAAATTTATATGCAAAAGTTGGCAAAAGATAAGCTTGTGCTAGATCAAAATAAGAGTACATAACAGTACGATAAACCAAGTTGTCCCCGGTAAAAGGTGAAAGGAGAAGTTCGGAGCCTAATAGTTTAGAATCACCAAAATCCCTGTCAGGATTTCCTGATATTCCCATACCATTTACTTCCCTTACATCATACACAGAAACTATTCTTGGTGGAAGTTGGATTTGCCTTGTTTTTCTAAATTGCGGGTGGGCAAATAAATTATTAGCTAAAACGAAAACCCTATCTTCAACTGCATATTGATAGTTATCATACATATAGGCTTTCGCTCTTCGGATAATTCTTTCTATCTCATCATCATTGAGATTGTACGGCAAAGAACAACTTGCTGAAAGATCGTCCTTGATTTCTTGCATCAATTCTTCCTGTGTCATCTTAATAGTTCTGATTTTTAAATTTTATCCTTGTTAAAGGATCATTTAAATCCTTCAGCCTTGAGTCAGTTACAAATCTGCTCTGTCTTATCTCGTTGAAATCCTTAACCTTTTCGGTTGAATCGCTAACATTAGCATTTCTGCCCAAATCGGCTTTTCTAATAACACCGCCATTGATTTCACAATCAACCATTTTCATTGGGCTATCAATAAAGCATCCGAACAATTTGTTACCAAAAGACACGCTTGTGTTCTGTACTTTACTATCTGTTATTTTGTTTGAATTAACGACCTCTGAATTGTGAACTTCCGAGTTTTTAATTTCGCATCCAAATAGTCTGCAGTTATCAACTTTAGAAGTCCGGATTTTACAGTCAATTAAATCTAAATTATCTATGAAAGAAGCATCTTTGATTTTAGCGTCCTTTAGTTGGAATCTGCCATTACTAGTGTCATAGTTAAAGAAACCAGTTCTAACATTTCCCTCGACAATAAGATCGAAGATTTTATCCCTTATGACAGGAAAGTAAGTTTTGATGTTTTCTTCGTAACCTTTCAGATCTACCAACAAATGGAAATCAGGGAAGTTCATAAAGAATGCCTCCGGATCTGAAAAACTTCTAACTACCTTAGTGTAATCCTTCATCATCGATTTCAGATTCTCTAAATCAGTTTTTGTGTATCCCCTACGACCGGAAAGAATATCAGAAGTAAACATGAGAACATAATCAATGATCTCCCGAATTGAATTTATTTTCTTTTGATAATCCCTTCCTCCAAGATACCTTATCTCCATGTAACCTTTCGGTATCTTGGTAAAATTAGCACCGTAATATTTCTCGTCAGGGATCTTGAATATCTTGGGATCAATCGTAGTGATATTCTCTAGCATAGAAAATCTATTCCTCGGGACTACTCTTTTTATCGACTTTGCATAAACATTGTTAGTCCTATTACCGAACTTCGAATAAATCATTCCCTCGTCAATCCCCAAGATGAACTGAAGTTTATCCAATTCTTCGATCCTCCTGATACTTCGGTCAAACTTATCGAAGCTTATTGAAAATTGGAAAGCGCACTTATCGTTTGTCCATCCATTTTCATCTATCCATCTTAAAACCTTGATTAAAATAGGAATTGCTTCAGCATAAGGTAAAGGTCCGGTAATTAGCTCGTTCATTTTGCTTCCCCCTGAATAATCAGGTTCAAGCTTGAAAGTGTCGGAGCTAACTGGAGTTTTTGAGTGGTACTTATTCGTTAGAATAATTTTCTTCCCCAACAATTTTGATAAAGACTCTACAATCCTACCCCTGACCATCTCGGAAAAGAATTCAAATTCGAATCCGAGAATGGCAGAGGAAAGTATCTGACTTTTATCAAAATGTGAAAGGTTACTCATTTATAGGTTCTGCAAATATTTTGCCCATCACTGGGTCTACCTCATAAACAGAAACCTTCAACTGGTCTCCACTCTTAAGGTTTTTACTGTCTTTGGTTATTCTTCCCTGTGGGATCAACGCCATAAGGCCAACTTCTTCTAATTCAACCAGTGCTCCGTTTTTCCTCTTGTGTTTAACTCTTGCAGTGAAAATCGGATTATCCCCGTCTTCGATAGACTTCTTAATTTCATATACTTTCAAAGTCTTATCAACCGGCTGGCCAAAAGTTAATGTCAGTCTATTGTCGTCCTTCACTTCTTTGATGTAAAACTCAATCTCATCCCCAGCAACAAATCCAGCAACTTTCTGATTATCAAATTCTGTTTTATGGATCAATCCAGTGTAAATGTCTTCCCATTCTACAAACACTCCAAAATCGGAAGTACCAGTTACATGACCTTTGTATTTCTTAGTAAGATCTAGTTCTTGGATTTTTTGATCCATGATCTTAGTCAAATACTTCTTATAGGATACTACGAAAATATCTTTCTTCTTAACGTATCCGTCAATCATTACATAGATTTTTTTACCCAGGTAAGATTCGAAATCAGTAATTTTATTGGCTGCAGCCAATGACCCCGGAAGGAAACACTTGATTCCTTGAACTTCAACAAGGTAACCTCCGTTGTTGATTGATTCAATTTTAGCTTCGTAAGCAACACTTTGTTTTGTAATCTGCTCGAAAAACTCAAGTTTTGTGTTTTCTATAAAGCAATCGATAACAGAACCGTAATATGTTCCCATTACGTTTCGTACAATAGCTTGTGTTTCCGCACCTACCTGAAAGTTAAGTCCTTCAAGATTTAACTTGATAGCATCTTTTCTCTCTTTGACGAGATCAATGTAGATTGATTGTCCCTCTACTGTTTGTGCAATAGCATACTTCTCGTTGACTGAAGTAATACGGCATTCATAAACGTGACCGTTTTTCAAATCCTTAGATCCACTTACGGACCTCAAATTGTCAGCCATTAGATCATACAAATGTTGTGCATAATCTTCCTGGCAGAAAACTTTAGCATCGTCAATTGTGTTAACGCTGCGATTCAATTTTCTTTTGCTTGTGATGTTCCAATTAAAATCCTCGATACCTGTGGTTCGATTTAAGTCTGGAGTGTTCATTTATTTTTTGTTTAAAAGTTAACCTTTCTATATATCCATTAGAAAAATTATCTTTATTGCAAGGAAGGTAAAGCATAGTTAACTAGAAAATTCATTTCCCGGTTAATTATAATCCTGACATCACGGTAATCAACCCTCTTATCAAATCCCTGATTTGTAAGCTTGTACCTTTGTAAAGCATTGTATACGTTCCCTGAATAAAGGGTAGTTCTTGCACCACCGTCCGCTGGTTTAATGTAAACAGTTATAGAAACATCTTCAAGGTTTACGTTATTGTTGCTGAAATAGTAAAAATCTTTAAACTGAAGCATGATTACAGAAAGTACCTTTACGCTATTTCCGAGATCCACCAAGCCAAATTCTCCGTAATAGAAATTATTTTTAGACGGGGCAAGATCTGCAAATTGATAAGCATTACTCTTTATATAGTTTAAAAATTTATTGTCAGTTGTATCTTTTCCAGGATCTGATGAAAGATTATCCTTTACGATCGATGTAGGTTTATCGGCTTCCTTTTGTCCTACAAGCAAATCATAGAAAATGTTTTCTATTCCCGGTTCGTTATCAGTACTGGAATTCTGAACTAAAAGCTCTAAAGCATCCCTTGCTTCCTGCTCATAATTGCTACCTCCTTCTGATTGGTTAACAGTCCCTAAATACATCAAAGAGCTTTCTCCGTCATAAAGAAGATTTATAGTCTGTGCTGCCCCTTCGATAGAAGCTGACCCTCCACCGGATTCCTCATTTTTAATTGCCTCGACCAGTTCCTCGACAGATTTGTTTGTGTTCAGACCTAAAAGACTTCTTATAATGGCTGGAAGCAGAGAAGGAACCTGCTGCGCTAAACCACCAAAAATTCCTATAACACCCTTAATTGATTCCCAAACTGCTATCATTTTAACAGGCAGATATTTTTCTATAATAAATAAAAATGTTTTATCCGGATTGGAAACATTTAGCTTGGACTTGAGAGCCCCATTATCAATCCCTTCAAGCTGCAATTCTTCAATACTTTTTTCTTGTGCTTTTTCTAAATCGGATTTCAGGTATTGAACGGTGAATTCAAAAAATGGTGATTCTGTATCGGTAACAAACTTCTTTGTTCCCACTCTGAATACTGAAAATGAATCTTGCAAGGAAAAACTGAACTCGTCACCAACATTCAAGGAAGTCAAAAGAGGTGTTGAATTTTCTACAGTTGATGAAATTCCAGAAACTTTAAAAACCGTAACTTGCTTAGGATCCGAATTGTTTACTGAGACCTCCCCTTGAGATGGATTTCTTGAATCAAAGAAAGTGTTGTAATCTATATTTAATCCTGGCTGAAACTGATCCATTTGTTTATCAGGGATCGTGTTAGCTAAATTTTGGAAAAAACTTTGATCCGGAGTGTAATTCTTAAGGTCTCGAGAAAACTTTCCACAAACCATATCTGAGATAAGTGGTTGCAAACCCCTACGGTCCGAATCTGGCTCGTTTAAAGCCTCTTCCCAAGTCATTCCAATAGATAGTATGGGATTTTGAATATATGGTCTTAAAGCTTCTAAAAACGCCTTAGAAATAAGATCACATAACAAACCAAGTGGATTGATAATTCCTCTTATTAATGTTTTAATTAGCGATATGGGTCCAGTAATTATTTCTGCCAATCCTTTGATTACTCCAATGACTACGTTAATTGGAAGCAAAAGTAGTTTTACATAATTGAAAATTATCTTGATCAGAAAAAGAGGGTCAGAGCTTCCAATTTGGAGAAGCCTACCCAAAACTACCATATCTTCTTTTGCCTTCTCTGTGCTTTCTGTGTTACCTTCAGAAGCGTCTTTTTGGAGTTGTTCGAAATCTATTTTGGGAAATTTTCCATCTATAATTCCAGCAAATATTTCAGAAAATTGCAGTCCGGATCTCTCACTCAATTTCTCCATAAACTTCTTAGCTGGAGAATCATCTCTCAGTTTACTAAAATCCCCCAAGGAAATGGAAAGCGAGGAGAGCAAAGGAAGTGTAAGTCCCAGAGCTGAAATTGGTATTTTAAGATTTCCATTTTCATCCAAAAATTGTCGTAGAAAAATATTTCGATCCGCAGACAATTTAGAATTTTTTAAACCTGGGACATTCACCTCACCATCTGGGGAATCAAGAGAAGAAATAGAGTTCAAAGAAACCGATAAGCTGAATGTATTATCACTATTGACAGATATAGAATTTATAGTGAAACTTCCACTGAATTCTTGGTCAGAAAGTTGAATAGAATCACCAGGCTTAAGCAATGCTAACAAATCATTCTTCTGCTCGTTTTTGGTAATTCCACTGACAACTATCTTGCTTACATCTTTTACAGAAGAGGATGACGTGGTTATCTCACCCGATGCTGGATTTGTATTAGAATTGTAAACAAGAGTGTAATTAAAATTTTGAAGTTTATCTAGCGGATCGCCAGTTTGTTTCTTGTCAGTAAGGAGATCCGCAAACTTTTCTTTTAAATCTCCATCAATACCGCCTCCGATTTCAAGTCTTATCGGAAATGGAAATTCACCAAGTATGGAATTGACCCCCTCATCTAAAAGAAATTGTAGCGGATTTGAAAAAATTGTTTGGATTGATTCGAAAGCAGTTTTTATTCCAGAGAATCCTTCAGAAAGTGCTTTCTTTCCTATGAAGATTGGTGCGAAAGTGCCAGCCAAACTTTTTTCAAATGCTCTGATCTGTAATTTAAGCAGTAGACCTATCCCAGGTAAATTTGGGCTACTTATTTTAAATTTAGAATCACTTACAATATTTTCAGCAGATTGATTTACTCTTTCAACAAATGCTTCAATTTCAGCGTCTTCCAATATCTTGTCTGGTAAAACTGCCATTGATTATTTGGTTTTGGAAATATTCGAAAGATGTGTTGGATCAGATGGGATTACTGGAGGAGAGGTAGCACCACCTAAGTTTCCGATGTGGGTATGTGAATTGAAGTAAGTTTGGAATGTATTACCCTTTATCAGAGCTTCTGCTGCATTTTCGCCAAGCTCAATATTATTCGAGTTGATAATAATTTTGTTGTTTTCCATTCGAATCTGGTCTTCCCCCATTTCAATTACCACTCTGAGTTGACCTCCATCCTGAGTATCCAATTGAATCTTAGCATCTCCCAGGACAAGGTTTAAACCTTTCTTCTGTGTGTAGAAAACTTTTAGAGGACCAGGCTGAGCTTGGGTATCGTAAATAAGTGAATGAGCACCTTCATAAGATTCTGCTATTTCAGCTAAAAGATCGGGAGACGTTTCCCATTCAGCATAGTAATAAAATCTGTAATAATTTTGTCCATCGAATTCAACGGCAACGACAGTTCCCATCCTTGGGACTGAAATTGCACCATTACCGTTACCAGAAAAAGATACAAACGTCACTTGACTTGCCCAAGGAAGATCGTCGTGGTCCAGACCGTCAAACAATCCAAAAACCCGTATTTTTGCTCTTCCCTCCTTTAGTGGGTCATCTATGTCAACGATTTCTCCTAAATAGATCTTAGGTGGTGAGTAGCTCATCTATACAAATTTATTGTTCCGGATAATCCTCAGGATTAAAGTCACCCAAACTAACATTATATTGATCCGCTGGTTTTTCGTTTCCTAAATTCAGTGGTTTATCAATAATAAAGTCTCCAGAAGTAACTGGGTAAATTCTTCCAAGTTCTCCTTGTGCAGTCTGTCTTCTTACTGGAGGATAAACAGTTCCTGGAGGTTGTCCAAAATTATTTTCAGGAGATCTTAATTCACCCCTTGATGAAACTAAACTTGTCTCGTCATAAACACGGCTTGACTCGAGCTGATTACCGAAGTTAGGAGTGTTTTCGTAAACATCGTCATTAAGATTCTGATTATAGCTTCTTCCAGGAACTCCAAGGTCAGG